AGAAAATACCGCTAAATGCGTTTTCGCGCTCCCCGCTGGTCCATTCACAAACACCATATTATTTCTCGGACTTTGAGACATATAATAAAATGTCTGTTGATTATCAGTCATTGGGTAATTGTTTTTCAAATACAAATTTGCTAAATCAAATCCCTTTTTGATGTGTTCAGTAAATTCTTCTGTCACATCCCGTTCTTTCCTCTTGCGAGGTGTCTTTTTAACTGACATATGTATTATTATTTAACAGAAAGACACTTGATTTTTATCAATCTCTTGGTAAATTTATTGATATGAAAATCGCATTTGCTGGAGCGCATAATACTGGAAAATCGACATTGATTAAGTCATTTTTACAAAAATGGCCGATGTATAAAACCCCACTTAAAACATATAGAGATATTATCAAGGAGAATGATCTAAAGCATTCGTCAAATACCACAGCGGAGACACAATTACTTATTTTAGATTGGATGACACAATCTTTGGAGATAAATAAAAATGAAAAATATGTGGTGTATGATCGTTGCCCTTTAGACAACTTGGTATACACTCTCCATGCCACTGAAAGAGATTTGGTATCGGAAGATGTTCTTGGTATTACTGTTGATGTAGTTCGTCGTTCTTTGAAGAATCTTGATATTATTTTCTGGATTAAATACGACCCCTCTATTAAAGTAGTTGCTGATGGATTGAGAGACACAAATCTAGAATATGTTAAAGAAATTGATGATATCTTCACAGGACTTTACGAACAGTATTCTGATCACTTAGAGGATACACCTTTCTTTATTTCAGAGGACTGCCCTGCAATCATTCCCATTGAAAATATCCCAAATCTTGATGATAGAATTGCTTGGGTTGGTGAATTTATCAATACAAAAGGTGATTTAATTGAAACGGAAAGCAGTGTTCTCGATCCTAAAAATTTAGAGATGATGGAACAAATGTTGAAAGAACAAGGTCAGTGGAAAGAAAAAGATAACGAATTTAAGAATTTGACTAAACAAATTAAGAATTTTAAAGTATGAGGATTGATAAAATAGGAGTTGGTATCATCACATGCGGAAGACCCGACATGTATAAAAAATTAGAAGAATCGCTTCGGCAATGTGATGCTCACATTGATGTCTTGTATGTTTTCGAGGACACAAAAAATGAACGATCTTACGGTGACGGTGGATATGTCGAAGGATCTTTTGTTTGGCGAAACAAACAAACACGTATAGAAACACTCCAAAAAAATATAGGAGTGGGTGCTTCTAAAAATAGAGCATTATCATTTTTAATTGACGTTGGGTGTGAGCATATCTTCTTGATTGAAGATGATATGTTTATCAAAAAACCTGATGTATTTCGAGCATATATTAACGCCTCTAAGAAAAGTGGTATCCAACACTTCAATTTTTCACAACATGGATTTGCTAATAAAGTGAGAGATGATATGGGTAATATCACCCCTAATCCAAAAATAACCGTGAAGTATGATGATATTGGAATATCGTTTTACCAACACTGCGTTGGTTCATTTTCATATTATTCTAGGAAATGTTTAAGTGATGTCGGTCTGATGGATGATAGATATTATAATGCTTGTGAACACGTTGACCACACATATGAGATTATTAAAAAAGGATATCATCCTCCTTTTTGGTGGTTTGCTGATATTGAAAATTCTTGGGAATATATTGGTGATGATGGGTGGTCAATGGAAACATCTTCCATTTGTTCCAGTCCATCGTTTGTGAAAAATGTCGAAAATGCTGATAAAGTGTTTTTCGAAAAACACGGACATTTGCCAGCACAGACACCTTTAGCTGAAATGGATGAATTCGGAAAATCTTTAAAAGAAATTAAGAAAAAATGGATGATTTGACGATTGTAACGTGTAATTGCGATACTCCAGACCTTATCGCGAATCTTAAAAAATCTATAGAAAAAAATTGCACAGTATTGCCTAAAATAATGGTGATAGATACTGGAAAATCATCTATGATGGGAGTTCAAAATATTAAAATGTTGAACACCTCACATGGAAATGCTGTCAATGCTGCTTTCGATCTTGTGGAAACTAGATACATGTTACTCGTCGATTCCGATGTCTTGTTCTTACAAGATATAACAAAACCATATGAAACCTTTAAAGAAGATGGATTTGCTCTAATGGGAGAAGTTGTTGGTGATCGTGGCGGAAAATCATTATATCCGAGAGTGAATCCTTGGTTTTGCTTTATAGATTTAGAACAGTTGAAAACGAATAATATTAGATTCTACGATCATTATAGAACTAAAGAAATAAAATCTGAAAGAATTTATGATATCGGATCTACAATGTTTGAAGATGTTATCAAAGCAGAATTAACAGTTGCAAACGCTAAAATGGAAAATAAATACTTCAAACATTACGAAGGCATGTCTTGGAGAGTTCAGAAATATAACCCCAGCAATGGAGATACCGATATTGATATCGGAGGAACTCATGATAATATCCATCTTTTTAATTTGGGGTTACAAGTCATTGAACAATATAATAAAGATGTTGCTAATTTATGAAAAAATTGAACGAATATTTCGATAAAATTTATTGTATAAATCTGGATAGACGACCAGATAGATGGGAAAAATGTTCCAATCTCTTTGAAAGAGATGGTATAATTGTCGATAGATTTTCTGCTATTGATAAAAATAATATCAAAAATGAATCTAAAATAGCTAATGGACCTCTAGCTTGCTTATCTAGTCATTGGAATATTTTAAATAAAGCTCTTAAAGAAGGGTATGAGAAAATATTAGTATTTGAAGATGACGTATCATTCGATGAGGGCTTGAATTCTTTTTTTGAGAATAACTTGATAGATGTTCCTGATGATTGGAAATTTTTATACTTGGGTGGTAATCATTTGAATGGTTTAACACATGTTAAAAATAATGTATTTAGAATGGTGTCATCTTTAACAACACATGCATATGCCATCAAATGTGATATTATACCTAAAATACTACACCTGATTGCTGAAGCAAATGCACCCGTAGATGTTTACTACGCAGCTTTCCATAGAGCATTTCCATCTTATGTTTTGAAAAACGGTGAAAAGTCTGTAGTGTGGCAGGGTGATGATTATAGTGATGTGGATGAATGTAAATGTGATTACACATGGTTGAAGTGATATGATAGATAAACCACTATTATCATTATGTGTTCCTTGCTACGAAATGAGTGGTGTTGGGGTGAAGTATTTGAGTGAATCTTTATCAATTATAAGAGCGCAGGAATGTGATCTATCGAATGTCGAAATTATCGTTTCTGACCATTCTCTTGATAATGAAATTGAAAAGTGTTGTGATAATTTTAAAGATTTAAATATCAAATATTTTAAAAATTCTCATGGGCGTGGATCGATGTCGGCAAATTTAAATAACTGTATTAAAAATAGCTCTGGTAAATACATCAAACCATTGTTCCAAGATGATTTTTTTTATAATTCAAAATCATTAAAACATGTTCTGAATAACTTAGAAGATACTTGGTATGCTCATGAATACACACATTTGAACGGTGATACCAATGCATATTATAATCAGAGAACTCCATATAGTAACGATAATTTCATTAATGGTATTAATACATTAGGACCACCGAGTGTAATATATTTTATCAACGATGATAATTTCTTCGATGAGAAACTTTCATATATGATGGACACAGAATTCTATCATAGAATGATTATGAAATATGGACAACCGACTATTTTACAGAGTAATATTCCGTTGGGAGTGGTGAGAACTTGGTCTGGACAAACAACCCAAGCAACCACCAGCCACATGATTGACAATGAACATTTTTATATTAAATCCAAATACGAAAAATAAATGATCACAACAAATTTGACGGGGAATTTAGGGAATCATATGTGGCAATATGCTGTGTGTAGAATTATAGCTGAATATAAAGGTTACGAGTGGGGGATTACGTCTTCCCCTACTCATGATTATTTCAACGGGGATAACCAGATGAAATTTATGAATGTTGATTTTGGTAAACCAGTTGAAGGTATAACCAAAGAGTTTCATGAAAGGTGGATAAGTATCTATCACGTTGATCAAGTTAATGTTACCGTCTTGGATAAACGTCTTTACCATATTGAAGATAATACCATAATGTTGGGTGATAATGGTGCATTTGGTGGATTATTTCAATCAGAGGATTATATTATAGATAGGAGATCTGACGTATTAGAATGGTTTTCTATTAATGATGACTATAAGAAAAAATATGATGATCAATTATCAGAGATGGGTATTTCCTTAAATGACGATTTATGTGTGATTAATTTTAGAGGTGGTGAATATACAGGATTATATAATGTTTTATTGAGGAAAGAATATTGGAGGGATTCAATAAATCATATGTTGAAAAACAATTCAAATATGAAATTCTTGGTTATTACTGATGATGTGAATCTTAGTAAAACATTCATGCCGTTTGATATTCCAACTATTCATGTTGATGTTGGATTTGATTTTTATGTAGTGAATCAAGCTAAGTGGCTGATCATATCCAATTCGTCTTTTGGATGGTGGGCAGCTTGGTTGAATACAAAATGTAAAGAAATCATAGCTCCAAAATATTGGGCTAGACACAATGTGAGCAATGGATATTGGGCGACAGGGGATGTATATTCTAGATTTTTCAAATATATTGATCGTGATGGGAATATGTTCAATTACGATGAGTGTAAAGAAGAAGCGCAACAATTTTACAAACAACACAATATATTATGAGAAAAATTTACGACTGTTTTATATTTTTTAATGAATTAGATTTATTAGAACTCCGCTTCAATATACTAGATGAATATGTCGATTATTTCGTGTTGTGTGAAGCGGATGTTACCCATAGTGGTCTTCCGAAATCTTATATTTTCGAAGATAATAAAGAGAGATTTTCCAAATTTCTCCATAAAATAATTCATATTAAAATTAACGATATTCCAACAGATTTCACGAATCTACCAACCATAGATACTCCCAAATCATTCGATGAGGAATGTCTGAAAGATATATACAAATTTATAAATGACACGAAATTATTTATCCCCGAAATACATCCCCATTATGGGCGGGATTTCTTTCAAAAAGAATCTGTGAGAAGGGGATTAGTGGATTGTTCAGATGATGATATAATCATATTGTCTGATTGTGATGAAATCCCAAACCCTGAAATTTTATCAAAAGTTGATAAGTTTATTGATATGGAGCCGTTCTTTACCCTCCAACAAACCACTTATTATTACTATATAAATTTATTGAAAGAATACAATTGGAAAGGTTCTCGGATCAGTAGATTTAAAAATATTAAACACTATTCATTCAATGAACTACGAGCGCAAAAAAATTGTGAGTTATCAAATGGAGGGTGGCACTTTAGTTTTATGGGTGATCAAAATCACGTTAAAAATAAAATAAAGGCTTATTCCCACCAAGAACTCAACAATCAAGATATTCTCGACAAAATTAATTTCAATATTGAGAATAATATCGATCCGTTTTCAAGAAGTAAACTTGAATTAGTTCCAGTAGATGAATCTTATCCAAAATATTTGTTGAATAATATTGAAAAATATCACCACATGATTAAACAATAAAATATGATCGATCTTCCAAATGTTACATTAATTGCGATGACATCTGTGAAAATTCCACAGACTATAAAAGCTTTGCAGTATAGTATGCGTGGTATAAATTTTGGGGCTGTTAAAATTGTTTCTGACGTTACACCCGAAAATCTTCCTGATCAAATCACTCACGAATTCACTGAAAAAATGTCAAATATAGACGAGTGGAATCATGATATAATTTATAAATTAGGGAAACACGTTGATACAGAATTTTTAATTTTGATTCATGATGATGGGTTTATAATTAATCCTGAAATGTGGAGAGATGAATTTTTAAAATACGATTACATTGGCGCACCATGGCCGCTTCCCAATGATAATTTTTCTTACAGAGATATAAATGGTGAATTAATACGAGTCGGCAATAGTGTTTCTTTAAGAAGTAAAAAATTGACAGATCTAGCTTCAGAATTAAAATTGGAATGGAAATCTTTCCATGGATTTAGTAATGAAGATGGGTTTATATGCGTCAATTATCGTCACGTATACAAAGAGCATGGGATGAAATTTGCGGATATTGATGTTGCTAAATATTTTTCACATGAAACCCAATTACCAGAAACCATAGGAATTAAACCATTTGCTTTCCATGGGAAAAAAGGATTATTTGATTAATATGGAATTTTGGAATTTCCAAGAATCAAATAAAATTAAGACCCTTGACTTTTTACAAGAAGGTATTAGAATTCTTGGAAAATGTGGAAGACGCTCATTATGTAATCGAGAGATTCGAACCCCTATATTTTTAATTCAACCATAAAATAATTATGATCTTAAAAGAAGATATCAAAACACTGGTAGGCAATCATGTATCGCCTTATATCTACAATGCTAAAGAATTTAAAGCTGGTAAAACACCGATTTATTATTCTGGTCCATACTGGGATAATCGAGAGACTGAAGCAGCATTAGATTCATTTTTAAATGGTAAGTGGATCACTGCTGGAGAAAAGGTTCATAAATTTGAAAGTCAATTTTCTAAAAGGTTTAATACCAAATATGGACATATGGTGAACTCTGGAAGTTCCGCGAATCTTGTTTTAATTTCAGCATTAAAACGAAGATTTAATTGGCAAGACGGAGATGAAGTGATTGTATCTCCTGTTGGGTTCGCTACTACCGTTTCTGTTATCTATCAAAATAAATTAACTCCTGTATTTGTTGATATTGAATGGGATACTTTAAACTTCGATTTAGAACAAATCGAATCCAAAATAACAAATAAAACAAAAGCTATTTTTGTCTCTCCAGTATTGGGAAATCCTCCTGATATGGATAGATTGATTGCTATCAGTGAAAAACATGGAATTCTTTTGGTAGGTGATAATTGCGATAGTTTGGGGAGTAAGTGGGATGGAAAATATCTCAATGAATACTACGTAGCGTATTCTAATTCTTTTTATCCTGCTCACCATATCTCAACTGGAGAGGGTGGTATGGTATGTTCAAACGATATCGAACTTAAAAAATTGTTTGTTAGTTTGAGTTGGTGGGGTAGAGATTGTTACTGTGTGGGGGCTGCAAATTTGCTTCCTTGTGGAACATGTGGTAATAGATTTGATAATTGGTTGGAGAATTTTGACGGTGTTATAGATCATAAATATGTTTTTTCTGAAATGGGGTATAATTTAAAACCTTTAGATTTACAAGGTGCTATCGGTTTGGTTCAGCTTGAAAAATTGGATGAAATGGAATCCAATAGAAGAAATTCTAATCGTAAAATATCAGAAATTTTCAATAAACATATCTCTAATATTAGAAGCCCGAAAGTTTTAGAAAAAGCAGATCCTTGTTGGTTCGGCACACCATTTATCTGTGAAGATATTGGCGTTAAGCATAGAATCGTTAAGCATTTAGAAGATAATAAAATTCAAACGAGAAATTATTTTGCTGGAAATATTCTCTTACATCCTGGGTATAAAAACTTGGATGACTATAAAAAATATCCCGAAGCTAACAAAGTGTTGAATTCTGTATTTTTTGTTGGGGCTGCACCGCATTACACGCAGCCAGTATTTGATTATATTGAAGACGTAATTTCAAAATTCCAATGATATCTGTATTTGGTGGTAGTGGTTTTATAGGACAGGCTTTTTGTGATAAAAAGAAGTCCGATGTCGTAATCATAGATAGAAACTCTTTCACTCCTCTTAGTGATAAAGTTTTATACTTGATAAGCACCGTTGATAATTACAACGTTTTAACAGATTCTAAGTTAGATATAAATACAAATCTCATTCATCTTATGAACGTATTGGATGAATGTAGAAAAATAAAAGGTATGGAATTTACCTTTATAAGTTCTTGGTTTGTATATGGGGACACCACCCTTCCAGCTAGAGAGGATTCGATTTGCAATCCAAGAGGATTTTATTCGATAACTAAATATGCGGCTGAATTGTTAATCCATTCTTACTGTAAAACATTCAATATTAATTATAAAATAATAAGATTAGGTAATGTGGTTGGAAATACTGATTCTAAAATTTCAAAAAAGAAAAACGCTCTTCAATATTTGATAAATGAGATGAAGGAAAACAACCCGATTAATCTCTATAACAATGGTTATTTTTATAGAGATTATATCCATATAGATGATGTTGTTTCTGGTATTGAATTTTTAATGTCTGAAGGAAAAAGTGGTGAAACATATAATTTATCGAGTGGGAAACCAATCTTATTCAGAGATATTATAGATTATGCACATCGAGCAATAAATTCTTCTAGCGAAATAGGAAGTATGGAAGCATCAGATTTCCATAAAATTGTACAAGTTGAGTCGATGTATTTAGATACATCGAAAATAAATGATATGGGATTCCATACGGAGAATAATATATATGAAATTATAAATAAATTACTATGAAAACATTGAAACAAATTTTAAATGAATATAAACTGAATATTTTCGATGAAGAAAATATGAGAGTTAATCCCAATTACGGGACAGATAAAGGTCATCCAAAATCTTATATAGATAAATTTTATGAAGATTTCTTTAAAAAATTTAGAGACAATAATAACACTATAGTCGAAATTGGGGTTAGAAGTGGAGCATCTTTAAAATTATGGAGAGAATACTTTTCAGAAGATAGTAAAATATATGGTTTAGATAATCTATATGATAAAAATGAACATTCTGTACCAATAAATAATGAATGGATTTCTGGAAAAAATGTTGAGTATATAGTAGGAGACGCATATACCGAGGAAATAGCGAATAAATTTGAAAATATAACGATTCTTATCGATGATGGCCCTCATTCTCCAGATTCTCATGTTAAATTGTTGGAATTATATTCTGATAAAATAGAAAAGGGAGGTGTTATTATAATAGAAGATGTTGGTTATGATCCAAACGGATTACTCAACATATTGAAAAAAACTCCAAAGGCAGAATTTTCATATTTTGATTTTGGAACATACTACGATAACAAAATTATATTGTTTCAATTTTAAATATGTCTAATTGTTACGTGAATGTTATTGGCGGTGTCGGTAATCAGTTATTCCAAATAGCTGCTGGTTATGCTTATGCCAAAAAACATGGTAAGAAATTGATCATCAATCCTTATAATTGGTTTGCTGGTCAAGGAACCAATCCTTTAGTGTATAAGGATACGATTTTCAAGAATTTTGAATATGGTAAGTGTCTCACTAGAGATGTGATCGGCATCCACGAAAAACGATTTAATTATGATGAATTACCCTTTTATGAAGGAACAGTGTCATTGAACGGATACTTCCAATCTTTGAAATATTTCGAGGAATATAAAGATGAATTTATATCATTATTAAATTTACCAGAAGTTGATATCCCCACACATTTAGGTGTTGTCAATATCGCTTTTCATATAAGAAGAGGTGATTATCTCAATCATGCACCGATACATCACGTATGTAAAACTGAATATTTTAATAAAATGTTTGATATCTTCACACCCGAAGTTGTAAAGGGTGCTAAAATTTGGGGATTCACAGATTCACCTGAAATTGTTTTGGAGGAATTTAAAGGTAAAGAATTCACTATAATGAAATCGCAATCTGATATTAAAGAACTTGCTTTAATGTCAAAGTGTGATATTATCGTGGGGAGTAATTCTACTTTTTCTTGGTGGGCATCTTTGATTGGAAATACCGAAGCATATTTTCCATCTAAGTGGTTTGCTGATGGTAGAGAAGCAACTGATATTTATCATCATAAAATGGTATTAATTAATGATTTCTGATTTGAAAATAACACATAATTCTGGTTTTTTTTCTTGTTGCTCTGTCGCATTACAAGACATTTGTAACTATTATAATAATCGTTCTCATTTCCCTATAGTAGACAGGTCAGAACAATTTTATTGGTATAAAGAATTTCAAAATCAAGACCTATCTTCTATAATTTTCTCTGAAAAGGAGAAACCAATAGTTGATAGTAAAATTATTAATTTCGATTGGTTGACTCAATTCACACCATATAGAAAATTAGATTTCACAGCTTTAACGCCTTTGGTAAATTCTTACTTCAGTCCTTCAAATTTGATATTAGATAGACTGGAACAATTGAAAAAAGACGTGGGTCAAAATCCTGAAAATATTATCAGCGTTTGTTATAGAGGTAATGACAAGGTTACTGAGACTATGGTAGCACCCTACAGCACTTTTATCAAACCATTGGAAAATATCGTTCAAAAATATGAAGATCCACTTTTTTATCTTCAAACGGATGAGATAGAATTTGCTGATTTCTTTATGAAAAAATATCCAAACACTTTTATAAATAATAAAATTCCTTTAATTAAAAGAAATATGAGTGTGGCAATGCAACATGTTATTCCTATGTTCAGTAAAGAAAAGTTCGAATTTTCTTGCGATTTTTTGGCTAGTTTATTATTCATGAGTCAAACTGGTTCAGTTGTTACTCATAGTGGAAATGTTGGAGTGTGGCTCGCATTATACCGTGGTCATGTTAATAATCTTTATCAATATTTGAACGGTTCTTGGGTATGAGTAAATGTTACATAGATTTAATGGGTGGTGTTGCTAATCAGATATTTCAAGTAGCTGCTGGATATTCCTATGCTAAAAAGTATGATAAAGATTTAGTATTAAATCCTTCAAATTGGCACGCTACACAAGGTAATAATTCGTTATTTTATAGGGATACTTTATTCAAAAATTTCAAATACGGTTTCACTGATTATAATTCAGAAATGTATTCGGAGAAAAATTTTGGATATGATCCTATACCATATTTTGAAGAAAGTGTTGCTCTGAATGGATATTTTCAAACATTAAAATATTTTGAAAATGATAAAGATGAATTTATTTCACTTTTGAATTTACCATTAGTCGAGACTTCTGATAAGAAAGAAGGCAACACAGAGATTGGTATACATATAAGAAGAGGAGACTATCTAAATTTTTCTAAAAGATTACATGTATGCAACACTGATTATTTTAGATATTTTTTTGAAAAATACAAAGGTTGTGATATTAAAGTGTTCACCGATAGTAAACAAAAAGTTCAACAAGAATTTGATGGTTATGATTTTCAAATCATAAAATTGAAAACAGATATTGAAGAGTTGACAAGAATGAGTAAGTGTGATATTATCGTTGGGAGTAATTCCACTTTTTCTTGGTGGGCATCTTTGATTGGGAATAAGGAATGTTATTTTCCCTCCGTGTGGTTTGCTGATCTACCGCATAATTATTACAAAGATATCTACAGGGAAGATATGAACATCCACTATATTAATAATGTATAACGCTATCAATCACCTACTTTTCGATAAAAAAAGTGAAATGACCAATGAATTATTGGAAGAATTTTCACCTTTTATGGTTAGCAGATATTTAAGTTTTTACGATAAAAATCTGCTGAAGTATACCAATGAAACATTGAACAAATATTCTCAAATATTCGAGACAGATGAAGAAAGATTCAGATTTTTTGAGAATGTTATACCAAAATTGAAACGTAAAAAAATAGATTATCTTTCCAAAAAGAAAAAAGTATGAAAGCTTTAGTCGTTTGCCCTACTTACGGTAGAATACCATATTTGGGTCGAATGTTGGCATCATTTTTGATCCAAAATCATGCAGATAAACATCTGGTGATTATAAACGATGATCCTAATATTACTTTAAGATGTAAGCATAATAATGTCACCACCATAAATGTTTGTAAAAGAATAACAGTGGGTGAAAAAAGAAATATTGGAATTGTCGCTAAAAACGACTCTGATGTAATTTTTCCTTTCGATGATGACGATCTTTTTTTACCAAATAGGATATCTAATAATATTTTTAAAATTGGTAACGGTGTTCAAGCTTATAGAAATAGAATAGCTTACGTCACATATAATAATAAATTTGTAATCGATAATTCACCACCTAACTGTATTTCTTTTTTGAAAGAAACGTGGACTAATGTTGGAGGATATCCAAGTCTTTCAGATGGTAGTGATGATAGTGTTCTCCATAATAAAATATCATCCACCAATAATTTATTATTAGAAGATAATAATGAAATAGATTTTATTTACAATTTCAGTGGTGTTAATTATCACCTATCATCTGGGCAAAAAATGGAACACATTGAAAAAGTAGCTTACAATCAATTAGTCAAATTGGATCTTCTTAAAAAAGAATATTGGATAGAACCAGATTTTAAAAAATATAGAATGATGATAGAAATGGTCAAGTATTATAAAGAGATAGAAAGACCTTTCAATATTAAACATGTGGGAGATGCTGAATTGATTATTGACAATTAAAATATCATAGTAAATATTTACATGTCTGTATCTATTGATGTATTAGCTCCTCAAAAATCACATATCGACTTGGCTGATAGCTCGCTCCCTAGTGACTTCGGCTTGGATGATTATAAGTTGTCTAAATTGTTCGACGATGTGATGCTTCTCGAATATTGTGATCTTGTTTCAGGTGAAGAAACTGGTGACTATATTTTACGTGGTGGGATTGCTATCCCAGTAGCCCAAGTCCATAACGCATGGCGAAAAGGTAAAGTTATCTTGAAAGGACCGAATGTTCGATATACTGAAGTTGGTGATATCGTGGTATTCCCGAATAATATGGGGATTCCGATTACCAACTTGGAAGTTACTGGGCATGGAAAAGTGAAGAACGGATTGTTCTTGAATGAGCAGCGCATGTTTGGCGTTTGTGAAGTAAATGCTTCAAAAGATAACTAAATTGGGGTTGCAACGAATGTTGAATCGTCACGTATGTGACATTCTAATAGTTCGTAGAAGACCTGAACGCGCATTTGGAAGACCTCTTCTGAGACAAATGTTATGCACTAATAGCATGGATATTTTACGCTCAGAGAATGGTCTAAGGGTTCTCAATTATAGCGGGTCTTTTGTCCCGAAAAAAGTTGATGAGCGCAAACATAATCTTGTTGTTACTTGGGATATCATGATGCAGGATTATAGAAACGTGAATATGGATGAATGTTATCTGATGCAGAAAATACCAGCAGATGATAATTTTTGGGAATATTTCAACGAAAATATTATGACTCTTAGCCCCCAAGAAAAAATGCGCTATATGGATTTAGATTTAACATTGGAAACATGGATAAAATAGAAAAATTTTTAAAAAGAATCATATTCACCGATGTGAAATTTGTTTTGAATAATAAAAATATAAAATCTGGAAAAATCCAGATGTTTAATACCAAACAAAATTTTATTCGATTCAAAATTGATGAAGAATCTCAAATAAAAGAATGGGAGATATCATACCCATATGATATTAAAAAAACTCAAAATGGATATATTTTCGATTATTCTTTGAGTGCGTTCTGTCCAAGAACCGAGGAAGTATATTGGAAAATGAAAGCGATTAATAAGTCAGATTCATCCAAATTTTTTGATAATTACCTTTATGTATTGACATCCTAAAATTACGTGGTAAGATTTCCATATCAAATATTTTTTTGATATTGAATTTGGAATCTTAAAAAATGCGTAATCTAATACTAAACTTTCCAGAGGGATTCAACCCTCGTGATAAACAAGCTAAAGCTCTTAATGCTATTGAAAAAGCATTTGAGAATGGTAAAAAATTTGTAATTGTTCATGCTGATACTGGTGTCGGTAAGACACACTTGGCTAAAACTCTTGGTAATGTATCTAGAGATGTGCCTGTAGAATTTGAACGAATCGTTAAAAATTACAGCGTTTTTGCTGAAAACGGTGCGGAATTGGTTGCCGATTTCGAACCGTTTGGTTGTTACTCTTTAACGATTACCAAGTCTCTTCAAGATCAATATCAAAATACTTTCAATGAAACGGGAGTCTTGAAGGGTAAGAGTAATTACCAATGTGATGTTGATGATACACTGTCAGTCGATGTCGCACCTTGCATCTATGTCGCAAACCAGAAAAATGAATGTTGGAAAGCAAATCGTTGTCCTTATTACAACTCTCGTAATAACATGCTCACTTCAAAATTTTCTGCTTTGAATTACAGTATGTTCTTCTCTCTACCCAATCATCTCAAGAAAAGACAAATTATTGTTTGCGACGAAGGCTCGGAATTAGAAGAGCAATTGGTCGGTCAATTCACATGTGAAGTGGACATTCCATTTCTTATGAAGACTCAAACGCTGGTCACGCCATTTCCAAACGATGATAAGAATAAGACTAAAGTGTTGGCATGGGTGAGTAAAGTAGCAGAAAGTGTGAAGAATTCAGTTGAAGAATATAAAAATTGGTTCGCTGATAATAGTAATAAAAAAGACATCATCACTTTCAATAAAAAGAAACAGGAATATACTAAGCTTACAAATCTTCAAAATTCTTTGGAATTGTTGATTGATACTTTCTATGATAGTGATTATATTGTGGAGAGATTGGAGAATGGTATCCGATTCATCCCATTGAAAGTCGATGTTCTTTCGAAATATCTTTTTCAATATGCTGAAAAAGTAGTCATCCTCTCTGCTACGATTATTGATCCGAATGCTTATTGTGATTCTCTCGGTATTAAGGACTATGAATATATTCACATTGGAACGGATTTTGATCCTGAAAAATCTCCGATTCATATCATGGCGAAACAGAAATTAAATTTTCAAAATTTGAAATCAATGCTTCCAACTTTGATTAAACAAATTAAAGGAATCATGGAACACCATGCTGATGAAAAAGGTATTATCCATACCCACACTCAATATCTCGCAGATTACATTCGGGAAAATATTAATTCTCCTCGATTGCTCTGTAGAGAAGCGGGAGTGAACAATGAGCAGCTTCTTGAAATTCATGAAGCATCCAAAGAACCCACGATTCTAGTGTCCCCTTCCATGACTTATGGTGTGGATTTGAAAGGTGATTTATCTCGTTTCCAGATTATTCTTAAAGCACCTTGGCTACCAACAAAAGATGTTCGGGTGGAGAAGCTGATGAAAATTGATAAAGAATGGTATGGGAATGCGATGTTGAAGACTCTGCTTCAGGCTTGCGGTCGCAGTGTTCGCGCCCATGATGACTGGTGTGAAACTTACATACTTGACGGGAGCATTTTTGATGCTATTAATAGAAACAAGAAGAAGCTTCCGAAGTTCTTCCTAGACAGATTTAATTAATATGAGCAAATTAAAAGAGACAATTAAAAAAGCACTAGAAAAAACTTATTGGGTAAATTCCGTAGGATCGTTTAAAAATTTTTCCGATTATCCCCAAGAATTTGAACAGAAATTTGGGAACATCTCCCTCAATACTATTGTCCTAGATGATTACCTGATAGATGCTAGAAGACTGAATGATATTCAAGATTTTTTCAGAAAATGGAATTTTGATGTGACACAGCAATATAAAATCAACGATTTTAAATCTGGTTATTATTTCAATGATTCTTTATATTTGATGGTTCGCTGTAATTTTGGACTACCAGAGAATAAAGTTGATAAAGAGAATGATGAGGAAGATGGCTTCGTTGGTTTGGAAAGCGGTGTAATATCCATATCATTCTGCCCTTTGATTGAAAATCGTGATAATATTCACAAATTCATAGACGAGTTGGTGGAAATGAATGTTTTATTTATCCCTGATTCGGAAAAGAATTTCTACATGATTGCTCAGAATGCTCAAGGATTGTATAAACAAAAAACCACATTCAATAATATTGAAATTAAAGATGGTGAGTATTCTTTGTATTATGGTGATGATTTCCCATATGAAAAAATTATTAAATTTTCCGATGAGAAATCGAATAATCTGATGGTATTTTACGGACCCCCTGGGTGTGGGAAGACCAACTTTATCAAAAACATGATAACAAAATTTGAAAATGATGTTATTTATGTTCCACCATCTATGGTTAATATTATCGCAGAGCCGAGTTTTGTATCCTTCATGTTACAAAATCAAGGATGCACTTTGATTGTCGAAGATGCTGAACAGATTTTGTGTAATGAGAGAAGCTCTGCTACAACGAATTTATTGAATTTGACTGACGGATTTTTGAAAGATGCGTTGAAAATTAAAGTCATTGCCACTATGAATGCTGATATCAAATCAATTGATACTGCTCTATTGCGTAAGGGTAGATTACATTTATCACATAATTTTGGCAAACTCTCCGCAAAATTCGCCAATAGATTGGCAAAACATTGCGGTATCAATCATACTTTTGAAGAAGAAACGGCATTGTGTGACATCTTCAACGTTGAAGAATTCGATTCACCTCTGAAGAAGCAAGAAAGAGCAATTGGATTTGGAAATTTTTGATTAAGTAATATGAGTGAAGGATTATAGTTACTTTTTCGAAAATTCCAACCTCCTCAATCTGTTTGTAGCAGCATTTGATGATGCTTTCGTGTATCGTTATGATACAAAAACAAGACAAGCAAAGGAAAAAATTGAAGTTCGTTATGTGAATGGACCAAAACATCGTGTTCTATTCGACTTGAGTGATAAGGCGAAGTCTTTGACTTTGCCCGTTGTCACTATCGAGCAAACTGGCTTATCCCGTGATTCATCGAGAATTCAAAACAAAGATCAATTTTTATATAGAAAGCAATTAGATGCTACGAATAGATTATCCAAAATCCCAACACCAATTCCTGTCAATCTTACTCTGGATGTAAATATCATCTGTTATTTTAAGGAGGATCTGGATCAAATTATTCAGAATTTTGTAGTTAATTGTAACCCATATATCATCGTTTCTTGGAAAATTCCAGAGAAATTTGATATGCCTTTTATCGACGAAATCAGAAGCGAAATACAATGGTCGGGTGATATTTCTTACGACAATCCTAAAGACTTATCGCCAGATGTGAAATGGAGAATTTCTGCATCTACTTCATTCACTGTCAAAGGATGGTTGTTCAAGGATCACGAACAGACACAAAAACCAATTTATGTCATAGAATCAAATTTCCATGCTCTTCCCGTATCGAATCGTTTCTGTGATGTAAATGATTATGATAAAATAAAATTAGATGGTGTTCAAAGTGAAACCGTTTCAATTAGTGCTTATCCAGAATTCACTAATTATTTCGTTAACGGTAATCCACATACAGCTATTAGTCTTGAAAATCTAAATGAAAAAACATTCACTTTTTACGGAAAAAGATTCAATTACGACAATTCTTGGTATCTCAGTGGTGGTAATATTTCAAAACTTATTTTAGAAAAAGTCGAAACTTCTAAATCTCCTGCGATTTTTGCTTATAGAATACCGAATGATTTAGTGACAATCTTTAGCGATAATATTGCAACTATAACTTTCCCATTCAATTATTTTGAAAATTTGAGCGGTGAATTTAAGTTCATAACGGCAAACAAAGTTGCTTGGACTGAAAGTATCAATTTGTCAGTAATTGATAATCAAAATTTCACACCAATTGTAAGCACGACACCACCAGTAAGCACGACACCACCACCTCTACCAACTCCAATATATTTGAATGAACAAGTTATTTCAGGTGTCGATACCAGACTTGTAAATAAAAGTCCAACATCTGCTTTGAGTTTATATACAGTCAGAAATCACACATCAGGTATTTACACTAGAAATCTTAGTGCTTGGTGTGCTGATTTGCCGAAAGTTCTGACATGTATAAGCCCATGGAATAGCTCTGGTGTTAATAATTATGCTGGGACTCTTATTAGTCCTAGACACATTATTTTTGCTGCTCATTATCAAATTCCTACCAATGCTCAAATAAGATTTGTCGATGTTAATAATAATGTAATCACCAGAACGATGATTAGTAAAATTACTCATCCTGATTACACACCATATTATCCAGATTTGACTGTTGGATTATTGGATTCGGATGTTCCTTCTGAAATATCATTTGCGAAAGTTTTACCAAATAATTGGGCTGAATACATCACATCATTCTCCCCTAGAATACCAGCATTGACTTTAGACCAAGAGGAAAAAGCTCTAGTCACAGACTGGACATCGGAAAATACATATTCAGGATTTTCTGCTCCAATAGATTCCAAGAGATTGGAATTTTATGAAGCTAAAATAGCGGGAGATTCTGGTAATCCAGCAATCATTATTATCAACAATGAACCCGTTATTCTCACTGTTTGGACTTTCGGTGGTGCTGGTTCTGGAACTTCCATAGGAAATCAAAAAGTTAAGTTGAATGAAATGATGACAACTCTTGGTGGCGGTTATCAATTAACAGAAATTGATTTATCGGGATTCACTAAACCATAAAAAACATTTTGAGATAAATAATATTATCCGAACGATATTTAATTGAATAATTGACAAATCTCCTTAAATAATAAGTATGGCGGGTATCGGCAGTTCAACAACACCATCTTCAAACAAACAATATCAAGGGAGCGATGGTAAAGGCTCCACTTTTGATAGGAATATGCAATCCTATTTGAAGAATCGTGGGAACTTTATTGAACAAACTCCTGACGAAGCGAAGAACACCAAATATAAATATTTCCAAAAAATTGGTCTTCGTAGACCAGAAGCGATTGCAAAGAACTCTGTAGCACTTAATAACGACTGGAATAATACAGCGTTTTCTGCTATCTATCAAGACAAATCCTTCACGGATTTGATGTATTCTCAAGCTTCGGAGGAAAAACCAGGTCGTCTCAGAGACTATCGCATGATCGCATCATTCTCTGAAGTGGCAGACGCTTTAGATGAAATTTGTGATGAGACGATCAATGTTGATGAAAATGGTGAAATTGTGACTCTATCTTTCCGTAATACAGATTTGGAATCGGAAAAAAAAGAAGATTTACAAAAAGAATTTTCCAAATTTGTCTCCATGATGGAATTAGATGACAACGGATGGCATTATTTTCGACAATTTCTTATCGAAGGTGAACTGTTTTTCGAATTGATTCTGAAAGAAGACTACATCAGACAAGGTGTTGTTGCTATTAAAAATCTCCCTGCTGATCAATTTGATCCTGTCTATGACAATATTCAAACAATGTTGGTCAAAGCTTTTATTTACAAAAAGCCTATTTTTTCTAGTGTTGATAACAAAAAAGTCGAACGCTACGAATATATCCCATTTGAAAAGAATCAAGTTCTCTATGTAAACAGCGGACAATACAATGAAACCAAAGATTTCATTATTCCTTTCATCGAGAATTGCCGTAGAGCTTATAGACAGCTTTCGATGATTGAAGATTCTGTGGTCATTCACAGAATGGTTCACGCTCCTCTCCGATTTCTTTTCAACGTGGATGTTGGTAGATTACCAGTTCCACAAGCGGAAGCGTATCTGAGAAAATTACAAAGTCAATATTGGTCTACAAAAACTTTCGATATCGACCAAGGTGATATTGTTAAAAAATATGCTCCCCAATCCACTTTGGATTCTTTCTGGTTCGCTAAAAGACATGGTCAAGAAGCAACTACCGTGGAAACTTTCGGTGGTCAACCATCGGATGGTAATCTCGATGTTCTAGATTGGTTTATTAAGAAACTTTATCGTTCTTTGAAAACTCCCACTTCTCGTCTGAATGATGAGACGGGTTATAATGATGGAACGGAAATGCTTCGCGAAGAACTCAAGTTCGCGAAAATGATCATTCGTCAGCAACAAAGATTTGCACAAGGTATCAAACGAGCATTCATCACGCATCTCAAATTCAAAGGAATGTTTGAAGAATATGATCTTTTTGAAGATAATATTCGAATAGAATTCAATGTTCCGACGAATTTCTACGACATGAGAGAGAGTCAAAAACTCAATCTCAAAATCGAAACATTTAATAATATTGTTTCCAATGAATTCGTATCCACTACTTTCGCAATGAAAAAATATTTGGAATGGAAAGATTCAGATATTTTAGCAAATCGTCATTTCTTGAGAAATGAAGCAGAATTCTTGTTCGAAATTGAACAAATTAAAGCCAATGGACCTAACTGGAAAGAACTCGCAGCACAACAAGCTGAAGGTGATATGGGTGGCTTAGGTGGTGATATGGGTGGCTTAGGTGGTGATATGGGTGGCTTAGGTGGTGGCGGTGGTGGCGGTATGCCTCCAGACTTCGGTGGTGCAGGCGCAACAATCGGTGGTGGTGAGGAAGCAGATTTAGGTGCTGGTGAAGAAGCTCCACCAGCAGAAGCACCAGAAACTCCTGAAGCAGAAGTTTAATATGAAAAATCTAGATTATAAAAATTTAGCTTTATTGTATGAAAGTGTGTATGATGATAACACCCACGATGATTATTTACAAGGTAATTGTGCTTCTCTAGCTCTTAAATTACACGATTTAACAGGGTGGAAAATTTTTATATTATCAAATCCAGAAGGGTATCCCTTAGATGGTGATAAAATCGAATACACACACGTAGCAGTTGAACATCCATCAGGTAGATATTTTGACACTAAAGGTTTGCGAAGTAATAAACAAATAGCTTATGATTTTGGAATTGATTATCTCAAACCTTACGAAATCACTCGAAAAAAATTAATCAAATTATTAAAAGATGATGGTCCGTTTGACTGTTATTTGGATGAAGATGAAATCCAGAGATATGCTGAATATTTAGTTAAAAAATATTCTTAATTTAAGGGAATATTGTAGCTTTTAGCACAATCTCTTGCTTTTTGATCGGATGGTAAAATAGATCCATGCCACAGGTAGTCCTGTCCACCTTTTATCGGTCCTAATGGTCTAACTTTTATTACCCACTCACCCAAACTTTCATCTCTAGAATTTTTGAATTTTAATTTTCCAGAATATTGCGACATTGTATCTGATGAGTATTCCCATCTTCTCATAAAATCGTCCAATTGTTCTCCATCTTCAATGAAATTTTTCCAATTTTGTTTAAGTAGTTCTTCTGAGGAAGTTCCACATAAATGACAATAAGATTCATTAACTTGAATATTCAAACCTTTAGACGTTGTTCTAAAGGATGGTTTAGGGTTCAACCAAAACAAAGCTTCAATTTCAGCTTTTACTATATTCAGCGAATCTTTCATGGAACCACCACCATTTGGGGAAATCTCATATTCGACTCGCTTCACTCTATCATCTAAATTCATTACACACTCTTTAATTTCTTGTAAAGTGCTGGGTATCAAGTGTTTTGATTTGTTGTATTCCTGATGTTTTTTATATTTGTCGGTCAACCACGTTCTAACACGTTTTATAGACAATAGAACGCTACCTAAAACGCTAAAAACTAGAGTAAGGGCTTGCGCATTTTGTGTGATAAAATCCCATAAATTCATAGTATTATTTATTCACAGAAGCTAACACAATTTAATGCAGAGTTATAATAAAATTTAGTTCCATTATTTGACAAAGCAGACCACCCAGTATCAGTTGGTTTTTCACAAACAGGGAAATAATATTGAGTCCCATTATTGGCTGATGGTTGAATAAATATAGTGCTTTGCCCCCAAAGGATGAAATCATTTGCGGAAAGATAATAATATCTAGAACCGTTATTACTATTGGGATTCCAATCTGAAACAGTGGGAACACCGCAAGATAATTTGTAATAGACTGTGCCGTTATTAGACTCAAATGACATATTATTATTTAGCGATTAAATAGTATTATGAGTCTTTGCCAAATCGAACCAATTTCAGCTTTCATGTCAACAAATCTCAATTCTAAAATTGAGTGCTATCAGCGTTTAGGTGAAAGGATTTTGAGAACATTGGGTCATCCAATGATCAACGTGGAATTACATTATGATCAATTACATGAAGCTATTTCAATGGCTATTGATTTCTATACAAAATATGCTGGTTATACGAAAGAATATTTGATTTTTAATAGTGATATATACGATAAAAATAAAGGTGTGCGTCTGGATACTCTTTTTACTGTCGCTAATTCTGGTTACACTCCATCTGAAAAACTTCAAAATAAAAGAACAGGACCACAACCAGATTCAGAAATTAAATTTCCTGACTCATTATTTGTATCACTTTCAACGATTCCTAAAACATATTTCAATTCGTCATCATCTTTAAGTGCTGTTATCCCTGAAGAGGGTATTCAAAGTATGCAAATTATTGATAAAGCTACATACGATTTAATTACTTCATTTGACCAAACACTGACATCTTTATTCAAAGAATCGTATCAAAAACCTTTCACCATCCAATGTGAACCACAAGATGATGTGAAAACTATCAATAATATGTTTGATTATGATGTTATGGATTATCGCAAAGTGGTTGATGTTATTTCTTTCGAAGAGGGTTCGACAACTGGTGTCAATACCTTATTTTCTGTTGAACAAACCATGGCACAACAGAGCTTTCATGCTTATAGTTTGGGTAACTATGGATTCGATATCCTTTCTTGGCATACCGTGAAAGATTGGATCGACACCCGAGAAAAAGTATTTGCCACGAGAAGGGATATTTATTTCGATCCAAGAACTCAGTATTTACGTTTGATCCCTCAACCGAGAAATACTCGTTTCTATGGTTTGTTAACGTGTTACGTTGAAAGACCTTTGAGAGATTTGATAAAAGAAAAATGGGTCTTGGAATACTCGACCGCGATTTGTAAAATAATGTGGGGTAGAGTTTTAACGAAAATCACAGGAGTCACTCTACCAGGTGGTGGAAGCATGGATGGTTCTACGGTTCTACAAGAAGGTATAACTGAGAAAAAAGAACTAGAAGAATTGTTATTCGATGGTGGTTACGGTGATTACGATATGCCACTTATGTCTGTTTTTTAATCATTGCTAATTGACATATTAACTATCCCACTAAATAATAAAGATGAGACTGTTTAGCGAAGAGGTGAAAATCACCTCGTCTAACTCTCCTCTAAACATCTTACAAGTTAAAGATTTTTCAGAAGTCTTTTTCGGTGTTTTTGAGGTGCAGATAAACGAAAATAAATATGTAGTTGAAAAGATTTCCGAAGAAAATGGAAATCCGATTGTTTCTATTCTGGTGGAAGATGGAGACGCGAAAGCGCAGTATCCTTTCTTACTTCTGAAAGGAAAACAAGAAATTTATTTCAACTCTGAAAGCGAACCAGTCGAAATTTTTGAATCTAAAATTGAAAATGCGGATGAGCAGGAAGATGAAGTGATTCAAAATATCATCGAAGAATGTTCTAATGTTGAAATTATAGATGATAAAAAAGAACAGATCATCAAAGAAATCAATAAAATAAAAAGAGAAGCGACTGAAAATTCTCTGAAAATTCTCGAAAATAATAAATTAAAAAAAATACGGGAAATTAAAAATGAGAGTAATAAGAAGGAAAAAGCTCTCAAAGAGTATTTGGAATCTGCAAGAGAAAAACTTGTAAATGAATTTACTAACATTTCTAATAAAATTAGAAAAGAATTAATATCGGATAATGATTACAAATTTGAAGAAATCCGTGAAAGCGTAGATTTAAAAATTCAAGATATTGCTGATAATCTAAAAGAATCTCTTGAAAATAATTTCGAAAATTCTTCCAAACTGATTGATAAATCAGTAAAAAAATTAGTCAAAGAATTATATGAAACTAATATCAACCCTAGAGTGGATAAAGAACTCAATGATATCGCTCTTGAGATTGTAGAGAAAGTTTCAGAAATTGATAAAAACTTAAATAATAAGCTGAATAAAAAAGCTGACGCTTCCTTGTTGGAAGATGTCAACAAGGAAATTGATGCGATTCGTGATGCTAATATCGAACTCAATAATTCTTTGAATAAAGGAGTTCAGAAAGCACTTTCTCGTGTCGGGAATGTTGATAAAAAAATCGTAGAGATTTCTGGAGAATTTGAAAAAATTTCTGAAGAATTTGAAAAGAAAATCGCCGACACGGAGCAGGAAATAACACAGTATTTCGATGAAAAATTATCTTTAATAAAAGAAGAAACATTGGATATTACTGATGAGGCTCGTAGCTATTTTCAAAATTTGATACAAGAAAGTAGGGAAAATTTACTCACTGAAATTCGTAAAATTAAAAATGAAAAACCTGTAGAGTATATCTTGGAATCTAAAAAAGGCGAACCAATCGTTAAAGATTGGGACTCCATCGAAAAAGAATGGAATAAAAAAATCCATGACAAATTCGAAAATTATAAAACAGATTTAAGAAAATATGTAGCTGTTTATGCTTCTGGTGGTGGAACTAACGCTACGCAATATCAGGATGGTGGGACAATAAATGGTGATCTCATCGTTAAGGGAACTATTTCTGCTAATGAATATATCGGTTTACCCCCTCTTAATTATCTACCACTTTCTGGCGGAACTGTTACAGGTGATGTATCTGTAACTGGATTGCTTTCAGCGAATAGAATTGGTTTCAATACAGGTGCAGGGTTAACAGCAGGAGTAGGTCAGCTAACATGGAATGATCAAGATGGAACTCTCGATCTTGGTCTCAAAGGTGGCAATGTAACTCTCCAAATCGGTCAAGAGACAGTAGCGCGTGTTGTTAATAAAACAGGTGCTAATCTTCTTGAATCCCAGTATCGTGTTGTGCGTATTCGTTCTACAGCGGAAGGTGGTGCTCAAGGTCAACGTCTCGCTATTGTATTAGCACAAGCAAATAATGACCCGAATAGCGTTGATACTATCGGTCTTGTAACAGAGAATATTACACTCAATCAAGAAGGATTTGTTACAACAAGTGGGTTAGTTAGAGGTATCAACACAACTGGATCACTTCAAGGTGAGACATGGCTGGATGGTGATGTACTTTATCTATCACCTACAACACCGGGTGTATTAACAAAGGTTAAACCACAAGCACCAAATCATACCGTTGTAGTTGGCTTTGTTGTTTATGCTCATTCAAACCAAGGTAAAATTTTCGTCAAGGTTGATAATGGGTATGAGATAGATGAACTTCATAATGTTAGAATCACGAGCGTATCTGCTAATGATGTCTTGAAGTATAATGGTGCTGCGGGTGTCTGGGAAAATTCCAATACACTAACACTAAGTGCTTTATCAGCAGATCGCATCTATACAACTCAACTCGACGCTCTTTCTGCAAACATTACTGTTGTAGATATCAAGCAATACGAACTATCAGGTTTTAATGTAACTGGTAATGTTACTATCAATGGTAGTGTAAGTTCGCAGAATATTTCCGCTGGTAATATCTTTACAAATGGATTGCCAGTCGCGACTCCAGTTGACCCTGTTCGCACAACATTAACAGGTAATGGAGTGTTAAGCAGCTTTGCAATTAACGGTGCAGCAAATTTAATTAATCCTAGTGCGTTGATTGTTGCTATTGATGGTGTGTTGCAGGAACCAAGTGTTGACTATCTTGTTAATAACGGTACAATCACTTTTACAAGTCCATTACCAAATGGTAGAAAAGCAGTTGTTATTAGCCCGAGCAATTCACTAATTGCAGGTCAAGTTGTACCAAGTGATGGTAGTGTAACAAGTGCTAAGATTGCAGGTGGTGTTAGTATTAGCGAGCCAGTTTTAACTAATCCAATCATTAATAATGGTACTTTAAGTAGTACTATTAATAATACAGCATTTTCGCTCAATAATGAACAATTTGTTGCACAAGTTAATTCTCGAAATGCTAGTACTCGCCCAGTTGTCGCATACTTTAACGATTTTGATGGTTCGGTTGCTGGATTAAGTGTTGGCGGTAACGGGACTGGTTTACTTGATGATAGTTCTGCGGCACCTCTCTGTTATGGCATTCAAAGGATTTCTACTGCCGGGGCAAATGGAGATGTGAGATCATTATGGCATAGGGCTGCTGGAGGAATGTCTATTATAGGTAGTAGGTTTAGAGCTTGTTTTGCGATAGATAATACAATTAGTAGTGATATTATTATTGGATTAGGATGGGCAGCAAGTGGTGTTTTTGGATTATCATATAGATCTGGACAAGATAATAATGCCTTTACATTCGTTCGAGCAAATGGTTCTACTGTCGATAGTGGTACATATACTACTCTTAGTACACAATATACCCCTCAATCTGGAAATTTTAATAGTGGTAAAAGATATATTGTTGATTTCACTTGTATTAATTCTAATAACGTTAATCTTGTAATACAAGAAGCAGATTGGAATAATAATAATTGGATAACAGTTGTTTCTGAAATAGTAAATTCACCAAATTATTGGAGTGCTTTAAGACATAGCTTTCATGCTCGCGTAATAAGTAGAACTGCTGCAATTAGATCTCTATGGTTTGATTGGGTTTCTTTTGAGAATTCAACATTTCAACGTTAAACAAAATAAATACTAATAATGGCAATTACCCAAATATCAAATGATGTAGTTTTGGACAATACAATTGCTCCAGCTAAATTAAATGTCGCATCGAGTATGAAGACATTTCTTGGCAATGCAACCTCTGCAAATTTAGCATCAGCCGTAGCTGGAACAACTGGATCTGGCAATCTTGTTTTTAGTACATCACCATCTTTTACAACCCCAGCTTTAGGCACACCAACAAGCGGCACACTAACAAACTGTGTTGGTTTGCCAATATCAACAGGTGTCTCAGGTTTAGGTACAAACGTAGCAACCTTTTTAGCAACGCCAACTTCAGCAAATTTATTAGCTGCAATAACTGATGAAACTGGTAGTGGTACTTTGGTGTTTAATACAAATCCAACTTTTCAAGGTGCTAATGTTACTGGTACACTCGCTGTCACAGGATCAGTAACAATTAATGGGCTATCGGCGGCAACGGTTGTTGATCCTGTTCGTACGACTTTAACAGGTAATGGTGTATTAAGTGCTTTCTCAATTAGTGGAGCAACAAATCTTATTAACCCAAGTGCATTGATTGTTGCTATTGATGGTGTATTACAAGAACCTGTTGTTGACTATAGTGTTAATAATGGAACTATTACTTTTACAGATCCGCTTGCTAGTGGTGCTAAAGCTGTTGTGATTAGTCCCAGTAATGCTTTAGTGGCGGGACAGGTTGTGCCTAGTGATGGTAGTGTAACGAGTGCTAAGATTGCTACTAGTGTTACTTTAACTACGCCAACGATCAATGACGCGACTTTGACTAGTCCAACAATCACAGGAACAACATCAGTTTCAAATAACGGTGTTACAAGAACAGGACAAGTTTTAGTTGAAAATTCATTTTGGCGTGCAGTATTGACATCTGATGCAACTACTACTGGTAGCGCATCACTCAACCCAACAGGATTTGAAATACCAGTTGTCGGAGGAAAAATAAATAGATTGTATTGCTTGTTTAAGATAACTGGAACCACGGGATCTACTCACGGTGGGCAATTACTAGGAACATTTAATTTAACGGCGGCAGATTCATCAATGCTTTACAAAAGGCCCGGGTTTGAAACAGAAAGTTTTGTATTGCAATCTTCTCCATATCAGAGTTTTGGTGTATTTAATTCAACTGGAACATCAACTCAGACAGCCGAATACATAGGAATCATAAAGCCTTCAACGAGCGGTGTATTGAGATTATTTATTAACAATGCAACCAATACTTCAACGAGCACAGTGACACTTTTAAAGGGAGCGTACATGGAAAACACAATCTTAGACTAATATGTCCCTACTACAACAAATTATACCAACTTAAATAATTTTATGCCAGTCACACAAGTAAAAAACAATGTAATTGCTAACAACACTATCGCACCAGCAAAGCTGAATGTGACGAGTTCAATGCAGACATTTCTAAGCAGTGCAACGAGTGCAAATTTAGCTACTACTATTGCAGATGAAACTGGTAGTGGAAGTTTGGTGTTTGCTACATCACCTACACTAACTACACCAACAATTGCTACAGTTAACGGTAGTACATCTTCAAATGGTAGTATTACTATTCAAGGAACGTCAAATGCCACAAGAACTACGAGCAATGTTGATTTACAACCAAGTGGTGGTGGTGTAACAATCGGAGGAACAACACGTAATGCTAGTGCTATTTTTCAAATTAATAGCACAACTCTAGGGTTTTTACCTCCAGTAATGACAATCGCTCAACGAAATGCTATAGCATCACCTGCTGCTGGTTTAGTAGTTTATTCTTCTGATGCATTTGAGTTGAGCTTTTACAATGGCACAAGCTGGGGTGACGTGTTTAGCAGTCATCCTGCGAGCTTTACGAGTGCGACTCTTGCTGCTGCTGTTAGCGATGAAACTGGTAGTGGTAGTTTAGTATTTGGAACATCGCCTACTATCACAAGTCCAACTATTGCTACATCACTTACATTAAATGCCACAAATTACACTTATGGAGCTGGAGCAAGAGAAGCATTGCTAAATAGCATGAGCAACCGCTTTGTATATAAAGATGGATTAGTCCCATTTGCTGAGATCTTTGAAGACTTCCCTACATTTGGAAATCTTGGCGCTACTGCAACTATCGGAACTCATGGGTGGACATTTGAACGAACTGCTGGTACTGGAGCTACAAACTCTGTATATACTGCTTCAAGTGATTCTGCAAGCTATAGAGCATGGGGAGTAATTAGTAATACAACAGCAAATACAATCAATGCTGTGAACTTATTACGCTTATCCACATACAACGGCCAAACAGCGTCACCCTATGGAATGAGTATTCAGTCCTGCTTTTGTGTTGATAGCACAAGTCAGGCTATCTATTATATGTCATTTGCTGGTGGTGGGACAAATTTAGATTTAAGAGTTAATTTTTCAAATGGATCTATCGAACTTTTAAGGAACGGTCAATCTGCTATAGTTTTGGTGTCTGGACTAACTTTTTCAACTGGGAATTTTGCATCCGGAACACGTTATAGATTATTTTTCAGGCCACTCTCAACAACTCAAACTGAGGTTTATTTTTCTAGCTCCCCGTGGAATAGCTCTACATGGACAACATTGGTAAATCAAGTATTTACACACACCGCATATTCTGCACTTGGATGGAGCTCAACAACGCCTTATGTTGGCATTCTAACATTGGAAGCTGTGTCTAAAACGTGTTATGTTGATTGGGTCGCAATTCGCCAAGAAATTCAACGATAATATATAACCTTATGATAGAACCACTAACCTATAAAGAACAAAATAGAGAGTACTCACTTAAAGTACTCAAAGCAGTACGTCACCTTATGCTAACAATGAATGAAGCATATCGTGATTTTTGGAATCGTGAACCACAATTGATCGTTGATAGTCTCAATGAAGATGTTGATCTTGCTCTTGAAAGATTTCATAGCAATACCATGCTAGGAATTGTTTTGAATGATCGAGCAAGTGCAGCAGGTCTAGCTGACCGAGTATATGTAACTATGCCAGAAGGTTATTCATATGACAGCGATGCTCGAACATTTAGCTATTCTGATCCATCGGTTGTAGTAGAGCCTGAGCCTGAAGTGATTGTTGAAGAACCTGATGATGATATAGCTTAATGGGCAATCTAGGTTTATCAAAACGTAATAGTAAATTTTATCAAGGATTTTATTCTCCCAAAAATCCTCAAAAGTATATTGGTAAATTGGATAATATTATATATCGTTCTGGTTTAGAATTAAAATTGTTTCGATGGGCTGATAATAATCCTAATGTTCTCGAATGGAATAGTGAGGAAGTTTCGATTCCATATTTTGACACCGTTCAAAAGAAAAATAGAAAATATTTTATTGATGCTTATGTAAAAATAAAAGAAGGTGACAAAATTAAAAAATATCTCATAGAAGTTAAACCATGGAAACAAACCCAAGAACCAAAAGCTACGAAAGGTAAGAAAAAATCTAATTTACTATACGAACAAGTGGCTTGGAGAAATAATTGTGATAAATGGAAATTTGCTAAAGAATTCGCAAAGAAATATGAAATGGAATTCATAATTATCACGGAAAAAGAATTAAATTGATAGAAATACTATCCATTAAACATAAATAATATCATGGCGTTGAAACTTAAATTAATCGCAGAGAATCCTGACGTGTTTGATAACTTTGAAGTTATTGAAGAGCAATCTAATCGAAACAGTTCATCCAACCTTTATGTTAAAGGTCCTTTTATCGGATGTAATACTGTTAATAAAAATAAAAGAATGTATCGACTTGATGATACCAGATCAGAAGTTCAAAGATACATTAATGAGATGGTGCTTCCAGGTAGAGCGATGGGCGAATTGAATCACCCCACAAGTGCTGATGTGAATCTCGAAAGAGCGTGTCACTTGGTCACAGAATTACATGAAGTCGATGATTATTTCGTAGGGAAAGCTAAAGTTTTATCAACTCCTACTGGGCAGATCCTCCGTGCGCTCATTAATGATGGTGTTAAGGTTGGTATGTCCACCCGTGCGCTTGGTCAATTGATGGAAAACCGTGATTATAATTTGGTTCAAAATATGCATTTAGTGGCTATCGACGCTGTTGCCGATCCATCTTATCCAAAAGCTTTTGTCAATGGTATTTTAGAAAGTAAAACTTATGTCGTAGAACAAGACGGTTCATTCGAAGAAGTTTATGAGAATTTTGAAAAGACGATTAAAACTCTTCCGAAACATGATGTTGAATCTTATCTTCGTCAACAAATCATAAAATTTATCAATAGTATCTAAATAATAATATGCCATCTAAAACAGAAAAACAAAAAAAATTCTTCGGTGCAGTAATGGGAGCCAAGAAAGGTCAGAAAGGTGTTTCTGGTGAAGCTAAAAAAGTAGCCAAAGAAATGCCGAAAAAAGAAATTAAAAAATTTCTCAAGACCGAAGAAGAAGACGAACAATCCGTGACTAAAAAAATGAAACAGGGAGGTGGTAAAGCTGTTTTTGAAGGACCTAAAGTGAAAGAACGTAGGCATTTCGCCCCACCAACTAAAGTTGAAAAACCGAAAAAAGGTAAAGGTTCTTACGAACGTAAAAAACCTGTAGAAGAAGATGAAGAGAAAAAAGCTTGTTGGAAAGGCTACGAGAAAAAGGGTATGAAAAAGAAAGGCGATAAGATGGTCAATAATTGTGTCAAAGAGTCCGTTTCAATTCTCAAATTTGTCGAAGCTATCATGGCTGAAAATCACGCCGAAGCTCACAAACATCTTAAAGATGTTATTAATCAGAAGCTTCAACAAAAAATTTCCCAAGAAATTGAAAAACCTTTGTTCTAAATCATAAAAAAAATATATCAAATCTCTAAATAATATTATGAAGAAAAACAAACAGAAACTTTTCTCTGAAGATGTTCAAAAAAGTCTTGGTCTTACCGACGAGTCAGTTGTAGCTATTCAAGAAGCTTTAGAAGCTAAAATTGATCTTGCTGTTGAAGCTGCTCTCGAACAACAAGATGAAGTCTACGCTAATAAATTAAAATCTTTGATGGAGTCGGTTGATAAAGACCGCACTATTAAAATGAAAAAATTGATGGAAGCTTTTGATAGAGACAAGACTGCTAAATTGGTTAAAGTTGTTAAGAAATATGAAAGAGAACAACAAGGTGATCTCGTCAAATTCAAAAAACAATTGACCGAATCTGTTAGTGCTTATCTGGATGAATTCCTGAATGAATCAGTTCCTGCTAAAGATATCGAACAAGCAGTTAAAAATAAAACTGCTATTAATGTTCTCGAAAATCTTCGTAGAGTATTGGGTATCGACCTTGCTGTTATGAAAGAATCTGTTGCTGGTCCTATTATGGAAGGTAAACAAGAGATTGACAAGCTTCGTAGCGAAAACGTTGAGTTGAAAAAGAATCTTAAATTCCTCACCGAAGGAAAAGAACAAGCTGAAGTTAAACTTTTCCTTGAAGGTAAAACTTCTAAATATCCAGAAGCTAAAAAGAACTTCTTGAAAAAAGCTCTTGGCGACAAATCGTTGTCGTTCATCAAAGAAAATTTTGATTACACCGTTCGTCTTTTCGAAAAACAAGAGAAGAAACAACTTGAAGTAATCAAAGAAGAGGCTCTACAAAGTCGTAAACATAAACCAGATTTCGTGAAAAATCAAAAAGTTATCACGGAAAAGGTAAATAATGATGTAGAGGAAAATAATCCTTATTTGAGCGTCCTTCAATCGATGGAGTTCAAACGATAATTTCCACCCCGCACTATGAGGAAGTAATTCCTGAACAAATGTGAATAGAAAGTCAAATATATATGAATATCCCACAAACTGACATCCAAGGCTCAAAAATGCAAAAAGCTGTTGCTAAATGGCGTAAAGTGCTGGACTATAGCTCGAACTCGATTCCTGCTATCCAGAACGAACACGTTTACAAAACGACTGCTATGTTGCTTGAGAACCAAGAACAGTGGTGCTTTCAAGAATCTAACACAGCATCTAGCGGTGGTGTGTTTGGCGCGGCTGCTTCCCTTGGCAACGGTATCGCTAACAGCGACTCCTATGCTAGCGGTGACGCACGTCTGCCAAAGATTCTTATTCCTATGATTAGACGCACTTTCCCTGAATTGATTTCCAACGAAATTGTTGGTGTTCAGCCTATGGGCGGACCTGTTGGTCTTGCTTTCGCTCTTCGTTATGCCTACCAAGGTGATACTCTGAGCGATGGTAGTATCGACGGTAAACCTACTGGCGGTGGCGCAGGTTCCAGCTTTGGTAATCAGCTTAAAGCTGCTTACACTGGTACTGATGGCCTCGGAGCAATTGGCTCTGATAACTCCGACGAACTTGGTTTTCAACTTCTGGACACACGTTTTACTGGCACATCTGCTGCTTTCCTCTCTGGTCATGCCGAGTGGACATTTGCAGATCAAGACCGTGGTATTGCTGAACTCTTGAATAATTACGAGTTGACGGGTAAAATCCCTCAAATCGAACTCAAGTTTGACAAGACCGCTGTTGAAGCTGGTACACGTAGATTGGCTACACGTTGGTCGGTCGAGTTGGAACAAGACATTAAAAACATGAACGGTATTGATATCGATGGTGAACTTACGAATGCTATGTCGTATGAGATCCAAGCTGAAATCGACCGTGAAGTTGTAATGCGTATGATCCAAACCGCCTTCAATGCTGGGCCTGGAGCAGGTTTCTCCATCTGGAGTCCTGTTAGTGCGGATGGTCGTTGGACTGCTGAAAGAAATATTACCTTCTATCAACGCTTGCTTATCGAAAGTGGTCGTATGGCTGCTCGTAACCGTAGAGGTGCTGCTAACTTTGTTATCGCAACTCCTCGTGTTTGCAGCATCCTTGAAATGCTTCCTGACTTCAAAGTTTTTGAAATCAATGGAACTGTTTCCACGGCTGGTGTAGGTATTGCTAAAGTTGGTACTGTTGGTAGCCGCTGGACGGTTTATCGTGATACTCGGACTGAAGTTCAGAACTCTTCATTGTATGGAAATAGAGGTTACTCTTCTAACAATCCAAACGGTGTTGAATACGCTCTCTTGGGCTACAAAGGTTCTGAATACTATGACACAGGTATTATTTACTGCCCATACATCCCGATTATGGTGCAACGCACAATTGGACCGAATGATTTCGCTCCTCGCGTTGGACTCATGACCCGTTATGGTATCGTAAACAATATCTTCGGTGCTAATCTTTATTATCACCTGATCATTGTCAAAGGTCTTGGTACTGCGTTTACTCCTGGTTCAATTTCGACATATTTATAATTTATTATAAATCGTTGAAACTCAAGTAGTTACAACCAAACAATCTTTTAAAACCGCGAGTGCCGAAGAACTCGCGGTTTTCTCGTTTACACATCACAACCGCGAATCTCATTTATGATATACAATTCGGTATTTGGTGGAAAGGGGTGTTTAGTCATTGATGTTCTTCGTTTGAAGACGAACTTACCATTTCTTCTGGCATCTATAAATATATTATATTCTGTTTTATACACATCCATAAATTCTGTAATTGTTTTCGTTTCGACAATTTCATTACCATCTGGAAATAGTATTTTATAAGTAGTTATTTTTTGACTATATTTTATCAAATCTTTATTTCGATCTATTTCTTTTTGGGTTGGACCTTGTAACTTTCTACGCTTTTTTAGGGACTCTATTCTTTTTCGATTACCTTCAATATAAACTTTATCGTAATAATTCGGGTCATTATCCATTCTATATTTTTTACTCTCATTTGCTTTCTTGTGTCCCAGTAATTGTTCTTCGGATAAACCATTTGCATATTGTCTCCTTTTACCCTCGCTAATTTTTTTAAACACTTCTTGTTTTTGTTCATCGTTCATATAATAAGTGAAATATCCACCGCAACCACCTTTTTGAATATTATAACATTTATTACCAAATATATATTTCAACAAACGAATCATCCGTATTTCCAATTGATCTAAATGCTCTGAAGATTTTATTTTCAATTTTAACCAACGAATGCTGAAATTTTCTTTACCATATTTTAAAAAAGCTTTTTTGAGAGCATATCCAGAACCCATATATTTCGTGTTGGGTTGCCAGTAATGCTTACCACCATAAACTTTACCGTTGATTAAATTTCTTACGATGTATAACCTTTTTTCTCTAATAACAGTATCCATATTAGTATTTAGTAGTTAGCAGGATAAATACAAACAGAATCAGGAGTGGAGTCTATTCCTAAAATTTGATCAAATTTGCTAAATAATAACATGAGCATTTATACGTTCCAACAAAATCTTCTTTCCGCTGAAAAAACTGGCAGTCCAAATCTTACCGACACGAGACTCTCTGCGACAGGTGTGACCTATCTATCAGGTGACAATGTTGTCGTTGGTTCACGACAATTGGGTGTTGTTTCTCTGTCGAGTGATGACGCAGGTCTGACATTCACCTCTATTCAAATTTCAGTCGGCACTACTGTTAATACTGTATCAACATTCAACATTTCAAATTTTCCGAATGTCACAGTGAATGTGCTTGGTTCTGTGTTTAATATTCCTGCATCGTTGCACAATACTAACATGGCGATTGTAAACACTGATAATTCATATACAGTATTCCCATTCTTGAGTAATGTTACAACTGTCCCAGTTTCAGCATTATCTGCAACCTTCTCAGTTTCCACACCAGATACTCGTAGAAAGAGATTGCTTGGTTATTGATAAATAAACCATTTTAATATTTTTATATAGAAAGCACACGGTTGATTCGTGTGCTTTTTTCTTAAATAATATTATGTTTATTAAGAACAGTTCTGGTATTCAAGGGCAACAACAAGATGAGTCTTTTTATAGGGGAATTGTTGTAAAAAATGACGACCCTCTGAAATTAAACAGAGTTAAAGTATATGTTCCCGAATTATCTAATCAACCATTCGAAGAATGGTTTGAAAAATTAGATGATATTAAAGTTAAAACGCCAGGTAGAGATAGTTGGTCAGATAGTTCATTGTTCAATGAAATGATTGAAAATATTCCTTGGGCTGAACCGTGTTACCCTTTGATGGGTGAATCAGGAGGATCTAGATCGTATAATAGTGGAAGTGGAACAGATTCTACTATCTCTGATGGTAATTATGCCGAAGGTTTCGAAGATGGTCAATATCCAACAGAATTTAACACAGTGGGGAATGTTGTCGAATTTTCACCACCGATAAAATTATCAAATTACGGCTATGCTGATGATAGCACACCAGATAGTTACAGTGCTAATGGAATCGGACATAAAAATAATCGATTGATAGATGGTAAATCAGCAGCGGTTACAAAAAGTTTGGCTGATAGATTAGGTTTACAACACAATGATTGGTTCAGAGTGAAAACATCTAGAGGTGTTTTCGAATTACAATATGGTGATACTGTTCCATCTTATGATAAAAGAACTGGTCCTCTACCAGAAACAATTGATATTTACAGAAGAACTGGTGGAAATAATTCATGGGGTGGTAAAATATTTTCTTTGGAAAAATTGGAAGCATCTGAAAATACCGACAATCAATTTGATAATATTGACACTGGTGATGATGAACCACCATCTTTACTACCACCATTAAATGATTCAAATAAACCAGATCCAATAGAACCAGTTGATACTGTTTCTGGCGCACCAGCACGTCTTTACGAAAACAGAGCTACTATGGTTAATGATCCATTCTCCAATCCTTTAGAATCATCGTCTATGAAATGTAATAGTTATTCATTTGGATACGCACCTCAAAATATGACGAATCAGCCGAAAGGTGCTATCGGTATTCCAGAAGTCGGATCTAAAGTTTGGATATTCCATTATTTAGGAGATCTAAATTTTCCTGTTTATTTTGGCGTGACCCAAGATTTCAAAGGATTAGCGACAGTTAATAAAACCGATAATTTGATGGGAATGTCTCCTTATTATCCAAACGATTTTGAAAACACGTAAATATGGCCACTAAAAAATATAATATTAATACGAATAAAAATAAAAAAGGTTTTACAACTGATTGTGTAATTCCTAAACAAATATCATTATCATGTCCTGATAATCTACTATCGAATTCTACCACAACACCATCTCAATCAGCATTATCAGCTATTGATACTGGAAATTCCGTAATTAATAAAATATATAGAAATAGGTTTGCTATAAATCAAAGAGGTGGATCTATTGTTATCAACAACACAACGGACGACGAGAGTGTTCATATTTCTCATAGATCTGGTAGTAATTTTAATATCAACAATAATGTAAACACTGAACTTGCAACCAATAATAAACAAATAATGGTTCAAAATGATAAATTTGAAACTGTCAAAAATGATAGTGTTGAGTTTATCGGAGGTGATTACAATTTAAGAGTCGGTGGAACATCTTACATTTATAAAGGATATAAAGATGAGACGGAGATAAGAGCGCACGATGAATGGAAAGATGTTTTCAAAAAAATCGCTGATAATAATTCCAAGTTCAAAATAAAAAGAGGTGGATATTCATTACCAAATGGACAACCAACCGAGATGGATGGTGAACGCTCCAACAACCCTGTAATCGGATCACAAGTTTTCGTAGTGGAGAATTTATTCGCAGGATATCAAAGCATTCCAACTGTTACCAGTAATATCGATGAAGTAGCCACTTACAAACCAATTAAAAATAGAGTAGGTACACCACCATCAATAAAGACTATCAAAAAAGAAGATATTGCGAAAAGTGCTGGAAATAGCGGCTCTAAAGCTCCAGGTGTGTTAGAATTCGGTGCTGAAAAATCTGCCTCCACTGAAAACGGTAAATGGATTGAAAATGCTGATGTTCTTAATATGGAAGAACAAGTGTTGGAAGCACAATCCATATTGACTGAAATTGAAGGAAGAATGGGTGACGGTGGTGACGAACATCTGATTACAAAGCGTAATAAATTTGAAACTGTCGGTGCAGTGTTCAATGATTACCCATCTGTTAAGATTGATGAAAAGGGTAGAAGTCAGCCATTTGAAATGCTCGTATCTGATACTGGAACATATAAAAATCATGACGCAATACCAATTTTAGAAGAGGTTGATAATTCTTCTAATTTCCCATGTGGGAATGATACGAAAATTATAGGTAATTCGTATAAAAGAAATGTTGGTTCAGGTGGTATCTCAATGAAGACTTCTGGAACATATGAAATGGGTGGCACTATTTTAAGAGGCGGATTCAAACAGATAATTCTGAATTCATCTCATGGTATTCATATAGGTTCAGAGAATGGTGTTGAGATACAATCCTTAAAGACTATCACTCTTAGAACAGCTAGACAAGTATATGTCGAATCGTCTTTAGGTGTTAAAAATAATTTGATTGTTGGTGGTGGTTTATCTGTCGAAGGTGAAACATATCTCCAACATGTAACAGCACCATTGGAAGTTCAACAAACTGAAAATACCGTAGTTCAAGGTAAGTTTTCAACCAGTTTACCGCTCACATTAAGAATTGGAACCGCTGTTGTTCCTGGAATAGGTCTATGCCCTGTTTTCGCTGAACCTTTGGATAATTTAATAACTATCTATCCACATAGTCACCATTTTAATAATTTACCATTGAATCTCATGGCATCAAATAAAGATGTGAGAAAGGAAGCGCATGTGAATGGTATTAATAAACACGATTCTATTGCACCTTCTTTCCCACAAGTTCATGAGAAGAAATATCCGAGAGTGGTTAATTAACCCTCACATGATTTACATGTCATAATAGATCTTGACAAATCTTGACTAGGGTTGGATGAACGCTGGTAATACAAAGACTTAATACCTTGCTCCCATGCAAAGATCATCAACTCATTGATTTCTTTTGGTTTTGTGCCAGCAGGAATCATGAGATTGAGAGATTGCCCCTGATCAATATATGGTTGTCGTTGAGCAGCATGGATTACAACTTCTTTTTGAGAAATTTCTGCAAATGTTTTGAAAACATCTTTCTCATGTTCTGTGAGAAAATCGAGATGTTGAACACTACCACCGTGGAGTAGAATACTCTTCCAAGTTTCTTTATCATCTTTACCTTTGGATTTCAGAACTTCTTCAAGTTTTGGATTGCGGTAAGTAAATTGACCTTTGGCAAGATTCTTAACGAAGTAGTTGCTGTTAAGAGGCTCAATGCTAGGACTCACCTGACCAAGAATAAAGCTGGAACTCGTAGTGGGTGCAATAGCGATAGTTGTAGTATTGCGACGACCATAACCTTTCAATACTTCTGGTTCACCAAACATTGCTGCGAGTTTTTCTGATGTATTGTCAGCACGTTTTCTGATTTCTGAAAAAATTGAGATATTCTCAAAATGCGCGTCCATGCTTTCCCATGCAATCATTTTTGATTGCAGGTAGTTGTGATATCCAAGAACACCCATACCTAATGCTCGATGATTCTTGGCAAAATTATGAGCAGCTTCCATCAAACGATCACCTTTAGTCTTCTCGATAAATTCTGTCATAACAGCATCCAAGAACATCACCATTGTTTCAACAGCATCAGTCTTTTCAATCTCATCCCACCAAAGCAAATTCAAAGAAGACAAGCAACAAACAAACGACTCGTCTTTAGTTGATGGTAGAAAAATCTCAGAGCAAAGGTTACTCGCATTGATTCTATAGCCTTTATCTTTGTAAACTTTAGGTGCTTGGTTATTGGCGTTATCCGTGAAGAATACATATGGATAACCAGTCTCAGAACGCTTCTTAATCACTGCTGCCCATCTGCGTCTTTTCTCTTTGTCACCATCAATCATTGATTGCATCCATCCTTCAGGAACTGTAACACCGATAGACATCTCTTGAATAGAATGACCCTCAGAAAGAATCTTCATGAATTCATCGAAGTCACCATGATCAATCGGTAGATACGCTGCAAAGCTGCCTCTACGTGCGCTTCCTTGGCTAATGATTTTTGCCACGTTGTCAAACAATTCCATACAACGAACAGCCCCTTCCGCAACACCACCAGTAGAGATTTTAGAACCTCTTGGGCGGATATCGCCAAAGTATCCAGAAGTCCCCCCACCAACTTTAGTCATCATCCCAACTTCAGCTTGCTTGATTAGGAAATCTTCAACACTATCACCAATATGGGAATTAAAACAAGAAATAGGATTACCCCTCTCATTACCAAAATTCATCCACACGGGAGTGGATAGGCTATAAAAGCCACGAGACATATAATCAACGAATTTATCAGCAAACCCGTCAATACCGAGTATTTTCTGTGCATTATTAGCAATTTCTTCAATTCTTTCAAATGGAGATTGCCCCTCGCGGAGATATCCTTGTTCCAAAAATTTGATAGAATCTTCATTTAACCAGTAGTATTTTTCTCTTGTCATATATTAAAATAAATCGTCTTCGTCGTAAGATTGTGAATTTTTAGCGTATTCCACGGGTCTTGAGTGGAAAAAGTCGGTCATATTAGGAGCTAGCAATTGTTCATCGAACCAGAATGTTTCATCTAAAAGATTAGTATCAATTTCGAAAACTTTAGGAAATCCAATACCAACCAAAGAGTCATTAATTCTGTTTTTAATAAATTCTTTCAAAATTGGTGCAGATAAACCTTTCTCATCAATACCATTAACCATCCAATCGATGATTTTACTTTCAGCAATGAAAGCTTGTTCCGCTTCGTGTAGTATACGTTCTTCTAGCTCTTTGTCAAATAATTCTGGATGTTCTTCACGGATCGTATTGATAATCTTCATACCGACCATGGCATGAATCGCTTCCTCATTACGAGTGTAGCGCACTTGTTGATCAGTGTCTTTCAAAACATTTTTATTTTTAGCAAACCAATTGATAACATAAAATTGGCTAAACAAAGAAACATTTTCCACGAATAATGTGAAAAGAATCAGCGCATAGAGATATTGTTTTTTAGAATCTTTATAAAAGCGGTGTGTATATTTTTTAAGATACTTCACACGACCCTGAATCCATTCAAGTTTCAGGTTCTCTTCGAAAATATCTTCCATGTCTAATTCATCCAAGAGTCTTTCGTATGCATTATTATGAATTACTTCTACGTTCGCCATTACGAAGCCGAGATCGGAAAGTGATGGGTGAGGTAGATTCTCACCAAGCTTTGACCAAAAAGTTTTAACAGCAACTTCAATTTGACCAATTGCTGACAAAGTTCTAACAATAATTTCTCTTTCTTCATCATTCAAAACTGTTTTGAATTGATGATAATCTGCTTTGAAACTGAATTCTTTATCAGTCCAAAAGCCTTGATGCATAGCCTCAATAAATTGTGTTGTCCATGGATATTTGTTCGGTTTCCTACTAATTTGTTCTTCAAAAATGCTCATAATCGTCTATTATTTATTCTCTATCTCCCTTCATTCCTCTCTTAATTTTTTATCATTCGTCGCACTAAATAGTGCCACGTAACAAAAAAAAGTCAACCACTTTTTTTAGAGAATCTCATCAACGATTCCATACTCAAGACATTCTTGAGCATTTAACCAAATATCCCTTTTTAATATTTCTTCCAATTTTTTCATGGGCATTTTGGTGTATTTTTTATAAAAATCTTTTGAGATTTTCATCAAATTACTACAATTGAAAAATTCATCTTCAATTTCTGCAAATTTACCATACACACCAGAACTTAATTGATGGATTAATAGGTGGGAATATTGACCGATAAATCTTCTATGTCCAACTGCGATTAGTAATGTTCCAGCAGACGCTACGCTACCATCGACGTAGGTGTAAATTTTAGATTTCAAACGACGAATCGTGTCAATTGCTGCAAAAGCAGCGAAGATGCTACCACCGTATGTATTAACATGCAAATGAATTATCGGATCGTAATTTTCATCCAGACATTTAATAGTCTGTAATTTTGCATCTAATTGAAGAAGGACTCTATTCAATTCTAAAATACTACCCTCATCAACATCAGCATAAAATAAAACTTTATTATTAATTATTCTAATACCTTGAATAACAGTATCACCATCTGTATCACTATTATCCAAAGATTTAATGACCAAACTTTTTAGTAAAGCATCATCATCCATTTTTTCATCTTCACTCCGATAACGCCATTTTTTCATATATTATTATTTAACATGGAAAATCTTCTTATCAAATTAAATAATATCGTGGATAAAAATTTACAAAACATTTACGCTGATTTGATTCTAGAATACCAAAGTGGGTTCAATCCTCCACAAAGAGTCGCTAAACAAGAAGTCCCCCAAGAAGCAGGGACGAAGTTATCTTACAATAAACAAACCATAGGTGTTGCACCGCCAATGGTTACGTCTAATGTTTACGGAGAACAGGAAGAAGAACCAACAGGAATTTTGAAAATTGTTCAAGAAGTTGAAGATGAATGTATGGGAGATTCCGATCAGATTAATAATGCTGTAAGATTAGCTTTCAGCAAATTAAAAGAAAAATTAAACAAATAATTAATATTATGAAAAAAATATTAATTTCGATAATCACAATATTTATTTTAAATTCTTGCGGAATTCCTTTTAAAATAGAAATTCGTAATAGTTCATTTGGTAGAAATGCTGACGGTTCAATATTTTTTGGTTATAAATCGAAAGCACCAGCAGTTCTCAATGACAAATAAAAATTAATAATAATTTTAACAGACCCGCCACGCCTCTACTTGTAAGCGCACTTTGGCGGGTGTTTTTTAAAAATGTGCAAATTGGAAATGCATCCAATCCATGTTTCTTTCTCTTCCCAAAGAAACACCGCCTTCATTCTCCACTATTTTCCAGAAAGCATCATACTCTGGTCTTGCCAGAGTTGCTCTGTTTCTACCCCATTTGAGTTGGTTCCTGTCAGGATCTATATCTACTGCAATTCCCCACGAATGCATAGAATAAGAATTACCACCACGCATTTTGCGAACATTAAGACAACCGCCGAATAAATCCAAACGCAGTTCTCGAATCTTTTCAATACCGTAATGTTCTAAAGTTTTTTTAAAAATTCTCTCTAATGAATCTTTGACTTTCTCGTGGCATGTTATTTTTGTAACTTTAGATTTCAAATCCCATGCTAATCTCATTTCATAAGGTAATTCTAAGGTTGTTTGATTGGTCCCAACTTTACCGTAGAATTCTACCAATTCTGAATAATTTTGTTTAGGCCAATTATTATCAGTATTCGGTTTCGCTTTTACAATATGCAAAGCATTTACAATACCGTTCCAAGTAACTGGACCGTCCACTGCATCAGGTTTTAAACGTAAAAATTTCTGAACATTTCTAATTTTTTCATTTACGCCACCTTTAACATTCGTCTTACCAGTTAGGTGAGTTTCTATCGTGCTCCATGTTTTAATACCAGCGAAACCATCAACAACCAAATTTAAGTGTTGTTGGACACTCTTAACAATATCACGCTTACCTTCGAAATTCATATTATTTATACACCGTAGTTTTCGAATCTTTTTCTCCAGATTGGATATGACCCCGCGACAACTGCACTATAAATAGCCCATCTACTCGCGAAACCAACGCCAGATTCTTTCATCAATTCTAAAAACATCCAGTTAGATTCTCTCCATGTATATTCATCATTAAATGGTGAGAAACACCAATCATGAACCAAAGCAGCGGTGAACGCTGAACCAAATGGTCCAACGATAGGCCACGCAAATTTCGGAGCGGAAACACCGTCTGTGATAAATCCTTTGGGGACTGTTATTAATTTACCTTTATAGTAACAACGGAAATTTTTCAAAAGACGAAATTTTCTCGTTCCATTCACCATCCCTAAATCTTCCAAACGAACTTTATCAGGAAAAACTTTTTTATTTATCGCACTCACATTATTATTTAACCAAAAACTTGACAAATGAAAAAACGCTGATAAGTTGAAGGAAATTTGAATATGAGTAACAAAAACAAAGTAACCCTATTAGGATATTACGGGAGCGACGAAATTATCGCTTGTAGTGCATGGACATCCACAAGTCGCGATTTAACAGAAGATAAGAAATCTCGCATTCCAAAATTGATTGACATGCTATGGAGTAATGGTCATGAGACACCTTTCGAAAAGGGAACAGTCCACTTCCTAGTCGATACTGAAATCGCTAGTCATATCCATGTGATCAAGCATAGAATTGCTTCTGTTAATGCTGAGTCTGCTCGATACAAGGAGTTGAAAGAAGATAAGTTTTATCTTCCTGAAGATTGGATCGGGATCAACGCTTCTCGTCCTCAATCTAATGATGTGGAAGAATTTATCGGTGGCTATGAAACATGGCGACAAATTCTTGAGGGATATACTGAATTAGGTAATAAGCTTTACCATGCTTGTCTTAAAGACCTTGAGCCTGTTCTTGGACGTAAACGTGCAAAAGAATCCGCTCGCTTCTTTAAGACTTACAATAGTCAAATTGAGGGAGATGTTATGTTCAATATGCGATCTTTTGCAAACTTTCTCAAGCTTCGCCGCAGCGAACACGCGCAAAAAGAAATTCGTGAAATCGCTGATGAAATGCTACAGCTTGTGAGAAATATTGATGGAAATCCTTTCGAACACACGCTAAAAGCTTGGGGTTATTAATATGAAAAAAGTATTTGTCAGTGGTTGTTACGATATTATCCATGCTGGACATATTAAATTTTTTCAAGATGCTAAAGCTCTTGGTGACTATTTGATCGTGTGCTTTGCATCTAGTAAGGTATTGGAGAATCATAAAGACAGAAAATCTTCTTTACCAGATGATCATAAAGAAGAAATTTTGAAAAATTTAAAATGTGTTGATGAAGTGGTTAAAGGTGAACATTATGTTTTGGGATTGGATTTCAAACAACACTTTTTAAGAACAAAACCAGACATTTTAGCAGTCACGGAAGATGATTTATATTCCGAATCTAAGAAAAAATTGTGTGAAGAGACAGGAGTATCTTATGTAGTATTACCAAAGACACCGCCAAAATTTGATCCTGTTTCCACCACTACAATTATTAATAGAATTAAAGCACCTTCGAAATTACCTTTAAGAGTTGATTTTGCTGGTGGATGGTTAGATGTTCCGAAAAATTCTAAAAATGATTCTTTTATCGTGAATTGCGCAATTCGCCCATTCGTCTCTTTGAGAAAATGGCGTTATCCCATACGTTCTGGTTTGGGCGGTTCCGCTGCTTGGGCAATTCTTAATGGGGAAGATAGCTTCGAAAAAGAGTTAAAAATGGGTGCAGGATGGCAAGATCCTGCTATTATAAAAGAAACTGGTGTTTGCGTTTGGAATTCTGGTGACACACCAAGATTAGAAATCAAAAAATCTGGAGATTTCTTAAATGGGAAAATGGGTTTATATTGGACTGGTAAATATCACGATACTAAAAATTTAGTAGATATACAAAGAAATTACGATAAGATAGCACAAGCCAGTGTGATTGCCAAAGAAGCTGTATATTCCAGTGATATTTCTTTATTAGCGAAAGCTATCAATTTAACATACGAAACACAATTAGAGGAAGGTATGGATGAATTACCAAACATACCAAACGCCATAGCTAAAAAATATTGCGGTAGTGGACATGGTGGATATGCTCTCTATCTTTTTAAAAATATTTTTGATAGAAATAATGTTTTTGATTTTGAATTGGAATATATCGAACCTTATTATAATTTACATTAAAATATGAAAACCATAATAGCGGGAAGCCGTAATAATATCGAATATCAAGATGTTCTTACAGCAATACGAGAGTGTCCGTGGTCTTCTGAAATCACAGAAGTCGTTGCAGGTAAAGCTCGTGGTGTTGATACACTTGGAGAACAATGGGCAATCGAAAATAATATTTCAATCAAAGAATTTCCCGCCGATTGGAAAAAATTTGGTAAATCTGCTGGTCATCGTAGAAATGAGCAGATGGGTGATTATGCCGATGCTTTAATTGCTGTGTGGGATGGTGAATCGAAAGGCACTAAGCATATGATCGATTATTCTAAAAATAAAAGATTGAGAGTTTTTATTTATAATTTGAAAGAGAAAAAATCATTGCTTTCTCAGATCTTCAGTTAAATAATTTAGTATGATTAAAGTATTATCAAACAATAGCGTTAAATTATGTTGTAAAGGTCGCGGATGCCCTGTAGTTAAAGAACTTGCAGATGGTATGGTGGAAATTACAGATGACGATGGTAATAAGATCGTTGTTAAAAAAGAAGAAGCTCTTCTAATTTCCGATGGTGTGAAAACTATTGATAATCAGAAGCTTATTCTTGGATGAGTCTTTGGTTCCAATCTTTTGTATTAATCGGTGCGTGTTTGATCCTGAAATACGGATCAATCTTGAATCCTATTCGAGATCGTTTGACTAAAATGAAATTATTTGAAAAATTATTTAAATGTTGTATGTGTCTTGGATTTTGGGTCGGATGTTTCTTCGGAATGTTCTGGTCAGGCACACCATTCTTAATCCCTCTTTGGGGGTTCTATTCTTCATCCATTTGTTGGTTTGCTGATTACTTGACCATGGTGATTGACAAATATTTGAATAATGGTAATATTGACCCATGGAAATAAACGAATACCAAGAAGAAGCAATCAAAACTGCGGTCTACGGTGAAGGACAGAAAATCATCTATCCAACTCTAGGACTAACTGGAGAGGCTGGAGAGGTCGCTGAAAAAGTTAAGAAAGTTCTGCGTGATAATGCAGGTGTGTTTACTGATGAACAAAAATTAGAAATCGCGAAAGAGATTTCTGATGTTCTTTGGTATTGTGCTACATTGGCGAGAGATATTGGATATACCTTAGAACAAATCGCTGAAATTAATTTACAAAAATTAAGATCAAGGCAAGAGCGTGGTGTTATTTCTGGTTCAGGTGATAATCGATAATGTAGAAAATATGAAAGATTATAATTTACCTGAATTATCAAAAGATTGGTTGGAAGCATTAGAGAGAGCTAAATTTCAAGAACGATGTCGTAGGAACATTTATGAGAGACATTATTCGAGTAAAATGTCGTATAAACGTTTTATTTATATTGGACTATTGGAACAAGAAGTAATACATCATCGTATAGATGCTGAATATGCTAGAGAATTGTTGAAAAAATTCGATATCGATCATCCTAATGATAAATATTGTTAAATAATATAATGAAAACATTTTATCAATTCTTTTGGGAAGCATTTTCGGATATTGGAAAAATATCCCCTGAAATACTGAAAAAGGGTTACAAATTGAACTCTGATGACTCTGAAAAATTCAAACCTGTTGATTGGAGAAATTTTTACAAAATTATCAATGGTTATATGAGATCAGATGATAGTAACTCTGCTCCAAAAGGTATTAGAGATAACATCACTCTTTATAAACCAGAGGAATATGCTAAAATGAAATGTTTCATTGGTCCAAACAACACCAGTGGATATTGTATCAAAGATGGTGACGAATTGGTTTCTGTTTTTTCTTATATGAAATCATCAGGCGATGCCATCGTCCAAAGTGCTATCAAGAACGGTGTTAGACGTTTAGACTGTTTTGCAAAACAAGATGGTGAAGGTGGTATTAAAAATGTTGGATTATTTAAACTTTATAGTAGAAATGGTTTTGTTATTGACACTGATAAAAATGATGATACAATGCCTTATCCAGTGTTTAACGGTATTTCTTATTATGTTGATGAAAATGGTAATATTGACAGGAATGCCGAGACAGTGGTTGTTTACATGAAATTGGCAAGATGATAGTAATTTATCCAAAAAAATATGAAAAAAATTGCCCATCAAAGCTTGATGGTGTGGAGTTTGTAAAAACAGATGATAAATTTGATGTGGCACCTTCTGGTATGTTTGAAACATTTATATTGATGGTTGAACATATGGAAGGCGTTTCTAAATTTAATTATTCGTTATGCTTTGATGCTGATAAAAATCAGCATGTCGCGATTACAAAAATCGATTGTAATTTCCATTCTAGAAACCTAGAAATGTTGATAAATAATTTGAAAAAAATGGAGGAAAATTGGCAATGAAAAGTACAGATATAAATCAGATCGGGGAAATTTATTCAGATTTATTGAATGAAAGTAGTCTGAGTAGGGTTTTGAATAAAATAAAAAATCACTCAGGTGGTATTATCACGGCTTTTAGAGGTGATATCCCTTACAAACAAAATCTATTGAATAATAAGAAAATACTTGCATATCTACAATCAAAAGGTTATTCGATAACTTCCGTGTTGGGAACATTTATTGAAAATTTTGAAGATGATGATAAAAAAGAAGAAATTTTAGCTAGAAGAGCTGGCGGTGAATATTATAATAAAACCCCGAAAGACGTTAATGAACGTTCTTTCTTCGTTGTTAATGATAAAATTGTGGGTGATGATGGTGGTCAATTAGCTAAAGATTTATATAAATTGGGTAAAGCGTTTAATCAAGACTCAGTGTTAATCATACCAGCAGGTGGAGAAGGTGCTTATTTATGGGGTACTTCAGGTAGCGAAGGTGCTTACCCTGGTTTAGGTGTCAAACAAGTAGTTGGTAAAGGTATATTCGGACAACATTCTGGACCATTCTTAACAAAAGTTAAAGGGCGTGAATTCGCCTTCGAAGAAGTCGAAGAACCCAAAACCATAAATGGTAAGAGAAGTCAACATATCTTATTGAAAGAAATTCAAAAAATCGTCGATAATTTAAAATGAAAAAGTTCCAAGATTTCTTTGATGAATACTTCAAGAAAGTTAAGAAGAAAAATCTTCCAAAAACAGAAGTTTCCAAAGGTGAGAAAGTAGAACAAGAACATGTCAATCCTTCTAAAAGAAGGACTACTTTAGGTAAGAAATTATCGAAAACGATTGCTAAACAACATGTTGAAGAAGATCCACAATATTATTCCAAAATGGAAAAGTGGCATAAAGATTAACATCGTATAGATGCGGAAGAATGGATAAATAAATATGATGAGAACCATCCCACAGAAAAATTTAATCAATTTTGAAAATTTTATCAAAATAATTTATGAAAAACAAACACGATACACTCCTGACAGAATCCCATCTGGAGCGGAACAAGGCTATACTGGAAGAGGTGGAAAAAAACTCAAAGCTGCCACCACTGTCGCTTACAGAAGCCATGAATCAATACGAGATGATTCGATCCCAGAGTTCACAACGGAAAAAGAATACAAGAAAAAAGTCATTGGTAGGAATCTAATGGCAAAGCGGGTTAAACCAGTAGAAGAGAAATGGTTGACCCGTTGGGCTGAACAAGTTGGTCTGATTATGGACAATGACGAATTCGACCGTAAATGGTATGAACAAGGTAAAAAGGGAGAAGCGGAAAACAACGTTTATTTCGATGAGGAGTCCCAAAGATGGTTTAAGAGGAACAATTTGTCATATCACACCACATATTTAGAATTCTTCTATAGACTTGCGCTACACAACGCATCTTTTCCTGAAGCTCCATATGCTTTAGAGGGGTTTGTAATCAATGACGGGGAATTACAACCAGTTATTTCACAACCTCATGTTAGAGCCACCAAAGGAGCATCTCCCGTAGATGTTGAGCGACTGATGAATAAATTAGGTTATTCGAAAATTCAAGGAACAGATCACGATTACATCAATCGAGAAAAAGGAATTCGTGTAGAAGATATGCACGATGAAAATGTCTTAATGGATGAGAATGGGAATATCTTTGTGGTAGATCCTGTAATTTATTTGGACGATGAAGGGAAAAAACATCGCATCACATCTAAAGATCCATTGTTACACGAACTTAAATAATATTATTCCAAAATGGAAAAGTGGCATAAAGATTAATTTCTTTTGAAATAATCAAACCACTCATTAAACTGATTGTTTTTCAGAATACCTGCGGCAATCGTTTTCATTTCGTCTTCTTTTGGTTCTCTACCAGCATTCAATTCTTCTAGAGTATATTCTTGTAATGCGGATGTGATATCCCTGAACTTTGATTTATCCTTAATAAGAATCGGGAACCATTCCATCAATTTATTTCCGCTGAAATATTGTTTCAGACGTTTTCTAGTTTCATCCTCTGAGCCTCCAATCTTAGACACTTTTTCTTCGGCTCTTTTAACTTTATCCCAAAATTCTTGTTCATTAAAGAGACCAGAACCTCTTGATGCTTCATCACAATAACCAACTGCTTTGATTGTTTCCCATGCAGGGTTTTGAATCAATTTTGTGAGTGTTTTAATATTTAATTTATCGAGATTGTGGATGAGCATGTGCTTATCCACCGCTGCTAAGATATTTTTTTTGTCTTGCTGAGACAGTTCATTGAATCTTAGTCTCTCGAAAATCCCTTCAACAATAGGAACACCAGCAGCTTCATGACCATGATAACTACTGAATCCATTGTCTTTTTTACCTCTAGTCGTAGCTTTTCCAAAGTCATGGAACAATACAGCTAAATTAATCACAGGGTCTTTGTAAGGAGAAGCGTTCAGACACTCATAGATGTGTCCTAATACTTGAGATTCTCCTTCAGGGTGATGTTGTGGATCATGATCAAAACCTTCCATCTGCGTGAATTCAGGAAGAATATCATGTAGGATTTTTGTATCTTGTAATTTCTTCAAGAAATTTGCAAGCGTTCTACCAGTCTTGGCAGACTTATAAAATTCTTTTGAAATACTTTCTTTGGAAATCGCTTTTGGATCTTGAAGCAAATGCTTTAATTCGATAGCCGCTTTCTTAGTATTTTCCTCGATTTCGAAATCCATCTTGGCGGCGAATCGGAAAACACGAAGAATCCTTGTAGCATCTTCCATGAATCTCTTCTTGGCATCTCCTACAGCACGGACGATTTTGTTTTTCAAATCCTCCAGACCACCTTGATAATCTACGATCTTACCATTCTCATCCAATCCGAAAGAATTGATTGTTAGGTCTCTACGTTCCGTATCCGCTTGGAATGAATCAGTCTCGGTTGAGACATTGGCTTGTCTACCAATGTCGCCAGAATCAGTTCTGAATTTTGCCAAATCATAAACATATCCTTTCCAGAGGATAGCATATACTGGTTGGGAATCGTTCTTGGAAATATTTCTCAATTCAAAATGTTTCTTCAATTGTTCCACGGGAATATTGGTAGCCAAATCCACATCATCAATTGCGTTACCCATGAGCAAGTCACGAGGAACACCACCGACGATATAGATTTCACCTTTCAATTTCGCTTTGATATTCTTCATCAAATCCAAAGCAACTTGAAGTTCTTCGGATTCGGAAACAGCTTTATCCCATTTCTGGTCAAAATCTTCCACATACTCACGCATGAGTTTGTGATACAATTTATGGAAATTTTTCATTATTTTATTTAATACAATTCTTTCTGAATGGAAGTTAAATACTCTCCATCAATCTCCCTAACCATCTTAGATTCAACCACGCTATCAGGATTGTTGATAATAACGGAAAGATTTTCATTTCTGATATCACCTTCTCCTGTATTCTTATAGAACGCGATATCATAATTCCCCAATTTCTTAGAGTAATCATATCCATGATCTGTTCCATCATCAGGTAATAATTCGGGATACACATTCTCAATTCGGATAATCAATTCGTAAAGATAATACTTGTCAAATTTACCTTCATCGTTGATCATGTAATCAGCACGAATCATGGCTTGTTGCCAAGTTCCTGCGTGAGAACCTGATTGATAATCATTTTTTTCAGGTCGAGCCGATGAGCGATAAACTTTAAGATAGTGAGTATTCATGATATCTTGGAGTGTAGTATTTGGGGATAGCTCTTGGATATCGTAGAATGATTCTAGAAATGTTCGCATGGTATTATTTAATCTATTGACAGAGGAAGGAAATGGGTTATATTGAGATTGTGAAAAACAAAAGAGTTATCATAGGTGAGGATGTGTATGAAATTAGCGCAATGGTGGTAATATTATGAAAGAATGGAATGATGAGAATGTTGTTGATAAATGTGTTCAATTGATATTAAACGAAATTGATGAGGAAATCATGGATCGTTACACTTGGGATTGGGAATTTAGACAATCTGTTGATAGAGTGATGGACAATCCTCCACGTGTTCCATGGATAGATAATATGAGTGGTAGGGCGTAGAGGACTCGAACCCCTACTAACAGAATCAAAATCTGCGGTGCTAGCCGATTACACCAACGCCCAATTAAAAAATGGTGGATACATGTGGGACTCGAACCCACGACATTCTGC